GCATTTTTAGCGTTGCGTGTTGCAAAAGTGTTGCAAAGGCATTTTCACTAAAACATAAAATGCCCGAAAGCCCTTTATTTCCAAGGGTTTTTGGGCACTTGTAAGCCAATAGATATTATTCCCATTCTACGCTTGATAGGTGCATATATGAAATAACAGCATTCAAAAAAGAGAGTGAAAATGCATACTATTTTTTTAAACTTTGTTTTTCCGTATATTCCGTAAACTTCATAATGCCAAAATAATGCCACAAAGTTATTCCGGTATAAACTCAACAACTTCGTCTACACGGCAATTTAAAGCCTTGCAAATTCTGTTTATTATTTCAGTGTTGACGTTTTCGTTCTTTCCGAGTTTTGCTAATGTAGCGGTACTTATACCCGCTATTTTGCAAAGCTCTAATTTTTTTATGCGCTTATCAAGCAGCGTATGCCAAAGCGGATTATACGACAACATTAGCATTCCTCCTTTTGCTCTATAATATCACATCGTTTTTTTAATGTCAACCCCCAAATTTTGCGAAAGCAAAATATTTCTTTATTTTTGCAAAATTAAGTATTGACAACGCATAGTGGATATGGTAATATAATTTTAGCGAAAGCAAAAGAATATTTTACAATCACAAAACAAAGGAGTCAAAACAATGTGTGATTTAACAAAAATCAGCAACAGAACAAAGGAAATGTTTGATAAACTCGATGCAAAGCTTCGTAACACAAAAGACTGTTACAGATACCGCCTTGCAGTAAACGGACTCAACGAGGTTTGTTTAGTAGATTTCAGAAAAAACACCGAGGTAAAAGGAAACCGCAATATACAAAATTTTATAAAAGAACTTTTGAAGGAGATCAAATAAAATGACATACGCTGATATTAATAAGAGATTTAGCGAAATCGTAACCGAATATCTTAATGAAGGTTTTACATTTAACACCGCTACCATGGGAGGTAGTCAAGGCGAGATTGCAAAGGTTGACCTCACTAACGGCGCCGACATCATCCGCATTTCCATAGAAAGTTTTTCTAATTGGCAAGAAAATATCGAAGGTCTCGAAATTGTAATTGGCAGAGATACCAAAGGTCAAGTTAAGCCGAACGGTTCAAATAGATATTTCAACACCATTTGGGGCAACGACCTTGATATTATCCGCATAGAACGTTTTTATAGGATAAGCCACCACGCCGAATTTTTTGGGACCGAAGACGACGCAAAAAACGCTGCCGAGGTTAGAAGAAATCGTTGGAGACATCAAATCCCGAGCAACACCGCTTACGTTCCTTCAGAAAACGCTTTGAAAATTGCGAAAAAAATTGTCCGCAAACGCTTTGGGTACACTCGCCTAAATCCAAAAGAGGTAAAAATCAATAAGTATAATGATGGTTACATAGTTAGTTATCGTAATCATAGTTATAAATTACATTAAAAGGAGTTATTCAAATGAAAAGATACGAAGCGTTAAGGGTTTCAAGCATTCCATATTCAAATAACTTTTTAGTTCAAGGGCAACGTCCCGACACACTGAATTGGGAGCCTATTTGCCGAGGCCTCGAATGGGAAAACGAACAACTTGCAGAAAACTATATCAAGGGTTTGGCAAAAAAAGAAGGAATCAAAGCATTTAATAAATGCGGGTATGAAATTAAATAAAGGAGGTTCATTATGAAAATATCTGATTTAAGGACTGTTACGCAGGACCACACAACAATATGGTTACAGGATAACGAAACCGAAAAATGCCTTTTTGCAAATGAATTACGGTTTCTACCGGAAAAATATGACGGTTGCGAAATACTGCTTATGTTCCCCGAAAAATACCCGGCAATAAGTTCTTTTGGAATAACGGTAATAATAGATGATTTAAATGGAGATGAAAACAATGGATAAATTCTTTTCACAGAAAAATTGTGACCGGTGTGGGAAATCTCTTAAAGGCGGCAGAATAATGTCTATGTTAAATGAGGACTGTATTTGTATGGAGTGCTCAAAAGAGGAGCACGAATGGGGACAGTTTAGGATGCTATCAGCCGAACAGAGCCTTGCACACCGAATAACCTTTCTTATGGCGGACTGCGAATATTGTGATTACGCCGCAGGCTTGGTAATTTTCGATTTTAATGAGGAAAACATATCAAAAGTTCAAAAGAAAATCGAGGCTCACGAAAGTATAGATAGTATGCTTGATTTAATCGAGGATTTGAGTTCCGAAGATTATGCCGATAAGTACGATAAAATAGTTTACGCACAAATCATAAAAGAATTGAAAGAACTGAAATAGAAAGGGTGCTCTAAATGAAAGTATTAAAAAATGAAAAATTTATAGAGGACACCGTCCTCTTAACCGAAGGCGAAGATTACCAAAAATCAGACCTTCAAGGAAATGCCTTTGTCGGCAATCGATTAAAAGAATTAAAGCCCAACGTAGCACAAGCCATAGCGAAGAAAAACGGTTACGATAAGTGGTCTTGGTTGGGCCACGAAAACAACGGAACAGTTGAGGCTAAATTCAGAAAGGAAATATAATAATGGCAGATTATGAGAATTTTTGTAAAGAACTTAAAGCAAAGTCTATCGGTAATAAGAGCGACAAAGCGATAACTAACGAACAATTTAAAGCATTTCTCGAAGAGCAAAAAAACGGTATGCTTGATTGTTGCCCACGCTGTGGGGAAAAGCGAATGAGAACGCCTGCGAATTATAATTGTTTAAGTCGCCAAGCAGATATATATGTTTGCGAAGTATGTGGCGCTGAGGAAGCAATCTTTGCAATGCAGGGTAAAGAAATGCCCCTCGAATATTGGGATTTAGCCGCAAGAATGATATAAGCTAACGAACATATTTTGAAAAAAATGTTTGTTAAAGACAAAAGACACCCTCTCGCCAAGGGTGTCTTTTTTGAAGGACAGATATGTAAGCATACCTATTTACCGGCACGAGTTCTATCAGCGGTTTTTGGAATAGAGTCGGGAATACGGATGAGGATTTCGGATAAATCACAATTCAATGCCTCACAAATAAGGTCGATATGCTCAAGATTAACTCTCTCACAAATTTCGTGATACATTTCATTGATGGTAGATGGGCGTATCCCCGTCTTTCGTGCCAAGTCAGCTTGCGTCCACCGAAGTTCGCCTAACTTCCGGGACAGTAAAATTCTTATAGCCATTCGCCTTGCTCCTTCCGTTATATTGTAACACCTTTAAGTTAGCAAAACTGTAAAATGTTAGAAAATAACGAAAGGCGTTATTTTTCCCATAAAACAAAAAAAGCGGTCCTACCCTCAATAAGAGAGCAGGACCGCAGAATTATTCGGTGGCTTTTTCGTCAGGAGGTTTAGTATCAACTTCCAAAGCGACAATATCTGTTGTAGTATCAGGTTCTATATATGCTTTAATATTAGCGTTATCACGCCATTTTTGTTTAGCAATATCCAAGGCTTCCTCTATCCATTTAATAAGCGTATCGGCGGTTATAAACGTCTTTATAATAACCGGCAACTTCGGATAGATTTCAGTAATAACAGTCGATAGTTTTAAACTGCCTGTACCGCCGCCCAAATTCTTCTCGGCTTCGGTAACGAGGCTGTCGAGCATTTTCATTACCACTGATTTATTACCTTTGAAAATAGCGACAATAAATGCCGTTATTGAAAGAATAATTAAAAGTAGTAAATCCCAATTCTCGATAATAAATTCAATAACTTTCATTTCTATCTCTCCTTATTATACTACGCAGATTTGTACTGCGTCGATAGATTTTCCATATATACCCGCCATACCTTTTACCGAGTCGGCAAGATTATATGCAGTTATCCAACTGAGCCACTTTCCATTTTTGGTGTGCACTCTATATTTGAGCGTTACACCATCCGCTTTCATTGCGATACAATCGGTAGGCTTTCCTTTTATACCCGAATAACCATTCGAGGTATTATCCCACTTTGTAATAGGCGAAAGCCAATCGCCCGTTCCTTTGCCTTTCATATGGGATATTACCGTTACGGTTTTTCCGTTTGATAGGCGTACACGGATACCGCTGATTTCTTTGCCGAAAACACCGGCGTATCCATTTGTATTAACATCGTTGTAATTGGTGATTTCGCCCCACCATTTGCCGCCGGCATATACCTGATAAATTACATTAGGCTTTCCTGATGAAGCAGATGCAGTAGAACCAATCTTCTTTTCCCCTGCAAGATACGGTTTTGGATCAACATAAGCGCCGTTCACGCACACATCAAAATGAAGGTGCGCTCCCGTGCTCTGTCCGGTGCTTCCCATGTAACCAAGCACTTGACCTTTGGAAACCTTTTGACCCACCTTGACGGTCAATGAATTGGCTTTCATATGCATATAGCGTGTATATACACCGTTACCGTGATTTATTTGAACATAATAACCTGCGGAACTTGAAAATTTGGCAATAGTTACTGTGCCATCAGCGAAGGCAATAACATAATCGGTTGCATGACCTTTGCCGATAAGGTCAACACCTTTATGATTATCTGAAACCTTTTTACCATTGTAGGTGTAAGTTCTCGGACCAAAATCACAAGTCATAATATGTACTCCGTTTTTTAATACGGGTACCTTTGCGGAAATATTTGTGTATCCCATAAAATCACTCCTTAAAATCTATATTTTCACTTTGTTCTACAAGGTCCTTACCGTAAAGTTTTGTTAATTTAATTCGGTTTTCGGACTTGGCTTTTGAATAATAAAAACCTGTGGCGGTTGCCAATTCGGCAAAAATAGCAGGGATGAGATAGGCAAGAGCTGAAGTGTCTTTGGTGAGTAAGACCACAACCATCGTAAAAATGGTAATGACCACCGCAAAAACACCTACAACAAATAATATGAGTTTTGAAAATTCATACTTCTTTTTGCGTTTTCGCATAACCGCATCCCCCTAATTATGAATGCCTAATTTGTATAAAATATAGGCTATGAGACCTGTGATTACGGCAAGAATTGCCTTATCAATTACGCTTTCCCACCGTTTCGCCGGTTTGGATGTGATGTTTTTCACATCACTCTTAATTTCTTTTACATCGGCTTCTACCGTTTGTTCTTTTTCAGCTAATACTTGAACGCTTGCGGCGAGAGCATTTAACGTCTCTTGCTGTTTTTCAAGTTTATCCAATCTTTTGGTGTTGGATTTTGAACGGTCAGTAGCCTCTGTCAATTCTTTTATAAAATCTTTTTCATCCATCACTTACCTCCTGCAAAATAAAAGTGTCACCCATAAAGAGCAACACATTAAGTAATTCCCAATAATTTTCTTTTTAAAATTATTACATCGTTTTCATCAATAACGCCGTCCTTATTCAAATCATAATCTTCGTGATAAGGTTCTATGCCGGCGATTATTTTTTTAATTCTTACAAGGTCCCGTATGTCGTATTCATCCTTTGCTCTAACCGCAACAATAACATCACCGTTAAGAGTCAACAGTTGTTCCGGTGTCATTCCAAAAATCCCCCTTCATAATTTCTTCGGAGGTCTCTCCGTTGACATCCATTTGGATTGCAGCTTTGAGCATATTATATTCGATTTCGGATATTTCCTCGCCCGAAGCCTTAACAGTGCTTTTATCAAGCCTTATTAAGTTTCCTTGCTCGTCTACTGTCTTATAGTATTTCATTCTGTAAACCACCCTTCATCAGTTATTACCCAAACGTGCTCATAACCACCTTTAAAACAATACGGAGTGGCGGAGACGGCATTCAACTCATTTAGAGAAAGAACAATCCGGTACATTCCGTTTGTCTGTTTTTCCACCGTTATAACAACATTTGAAGCATAGTTTTCTACAATAACGTGACCATTTTCAGTCAGTTCTATTAACTGTGTAGAATCTAACAAAAAATCCACATTGAACATTGCAATAAGATTCGTACCACTAACAACCATATTGTTGCCTCTGTTTAAAACCTCATCACAAGCCATTGCAATTTTTGCAGGAATAAAAGCAATATTTTCAATTACATACTCTGTTGTATTGCTTACGGGCAACCAACTGTCCGTAGCAATTCCGACACGAGTAGGTATCTCTAAAACTTTTGGTATTAAACCGTCAAAGCGTTCTGATGCAGAAGCATAAACCCCCATTTGATTAAGATTATCTGCTAACTGCTGCTGATTATTTATAAGACCTTGTATATATTCGGCCGTATTGTTATCTGCTGACATTTTTACCCCTCCTATTTTTATTATGAGATTTTTTCTTAAAACCTAAAAATTTGTGCTTCAAGAAAGTGCAACAAGCAAGACCTCCCGAACTGATACCGCCAATGATTATCATTAGCAAACAATGTGGACACATTGTTATTTCACCCTCCTTTTGTCAAAACATTTAATCGTTCCAAAGCTTCATTATACGAAAAGAAAAATACAGAACCAATTAAATCCTCGTTTATAGTGCATACGCCTATAAATTTATCCGAAAGAAAAACGCCTCCAAGGGTAAACTCGAAGGCGTTTATTTCCCACTCGAAGATATATGGACCGGTTTTTTCAAAAACTATCTCATATAATATTCTTCCGCTATAAATGAGACTATACAAATCATTCGATAGGCGCATTTTTTACCTCGGAATATATTGCAGTTCCCGTCCAAGTAATAGTACCTTGAAGTTGTTCCTTGGAAACTAAATATAATTGAGGGTCAAGTGAAGGATAAGAGAAAACGGTTGCACACACAGCACCAGACACGTCGTCACTTTCGTTGCCAACAATAATTAAATAGTGCCTGTCGGATAATGTGACAGTTTCAAGAGTTTGGGGGTCATATAATGTGAGCGTATTGCCGTCAGGAACTCTTGCAATAACATAGATAGTATTACTTTGCAAAGTTATATTTCCATTCGTAATACGCTTTGCATTTGAAAGAAAGGCTCTGCGTGTACTTAAATCGAGGTCTTCAACGGCTTTGGCAATTTGAGATTTAATTGTAGCGGTATTTTCGGCGGATAATTTATTTACCGCCGCCTGAACCTCAGTAGCAATAGTTTCTTGGTTTTCGGCTTTGATTTCTTCCACTGCTGCCTCAACTGTTTCATCCATCCAAACAGACGGATCTATATCGGAGGGGTTAACTAAACTCGAAAGAGCCCCGTTTATGTCTCCAACCGACTCGTCAATACCCTCTGCAACCGCTATACCGCTTTGAGCCTTTTGGGATTTCGGATTGTAAGTTTGCTCGGTCCCGTGCAATGATTTAGCTTGTTCTACAAGAGAATTAAAACTATCATTCGGTGTGGCACCGGTTCCTTCGGCCGCTAACTTTGCGGCTAAAAGGGCTTGCTGATTTTTCAGTTCAGCCAAATAATCTGCTGTAGTAGCCATTAAAGACCAACCTCCTTACACCAAGCCTCAAGATCAACGCCTATCTCATCTTTAAGAGCAGTTAATTGAGGAATTTTGCCATAAGCTGCACGGTATTCATCGGCTTCCTTTTCGGCTTTCAAAGTAGCATTAACTGTATCGAAATATGTTCGCAACTGTTCTGCGGTAAATCCAAAGTTCTTATATAAAACATATAAGCAAACTGCATCACAATTCGTATTAACAGCATCATAATTAGCCATTAAAGTTTCTTGTTCAGTCGTTGACAATAACTTCTTAACAATATTTTCTGCTTTTTTAGCAGTATTGTATTGTACTTGATAATTGTTTAAGGTTTTTGGCACAATCACATTCATATTTCGATAACCTCCAATGCTTTCTCTTTAAATTCGTGAGAACCTATAACTTTTCTCACTTTTTTTACGATAGCAACAATTTCTTCGAGGGTAATATCCGTAATGATTTCTTTTGCTTTTTCTATCATACGAGCCTCGCTAATATTGCTACTTAATAGTTCAGCGATTTTTGCTGTTTTCTCGTCGCATTTGATTATCGTTCTGTATGGTGTGCCTGCTCTGCATGGCACCAAATAATACTGACCGTTAATTTTTGTGACGGATGGGGCGAATGGCAATTTCATAATAAATCCTTCTTTCTTTAGGCGAATTTAAAAAGGGCTTTCTTTGACTCCGTAAATGACATTAGCATAAACTCCTGCTTTTATTTTATTAAATTCATCAGACCAACCTTCAGGTTTGCTATCCGCTTCGGCATAAATCATAATGTTTGCACAATTGCTAAATGGATAATAAAATTCTGTCGCCTCAATAGTTGCACAGCTTTCACGTATCCAAACTTTTAGTAATCCCGTACAATAATTAAATGCCGATTGCTTCATACCGATGGCACCAATTTCAACATATTTTAGCCTTGAGTTCTTATTAATAGAATCCGTTATTAAATTGTTTGGTAGCATACAATTACAATTTATCCGCAAAGTTGAAACTGCTGCTGACCCTGAAAAAATACTACTACCAATAGAAGTTACACTGTTTGGTATTGTCAATGATGTACTTGATATTCCTATAAAGGCTCTCGAACCAATCGTGATAACGCTATCAGGTATAGTTGTAAATGTGCAACCGGTGGCTTGAAAAGCACCACTTCCGATTGAAGTGATCCAACTTGGCAACGAATTCAACCGAAGCGAATAGCAACAATAAAACATTTGCCCTGGTATATCAACCAGCCATTCGGGGAAATCAAACGACGTTAATCCACAACGACCAAAAATATCCGAGCCTAACGTAACAGGTGTATCAGGCAGCTTAACACTTTTTAATGAACTGCATTCAAAAAAGCCTCTATCACCAATAGATTTCACATTACTTGGTATGTTAAGGGTTTTTATAGAAGCACCATAATAAGCATTGCTTCCGATACTTGTTACGCTTTCAGGAATGTTCAAACTGCTTATAGGGCATTGATAGAAAGCATAATTTCCTATGCTTTCAACGGTGTTAGGTATTGGAAAATTGCTTATCCTTGTATTAGCAAACGCATAATCATCAATGGATTTTATATTGGAATGATATAAACTAACACTTGTTAACGGTATTTTATAAAACATATAGTTGGGTATGGATTTGAAATAAAATAAACGAGCTTTAACAAGATTATCGCCGCTATATTCATACTCCACCCGAGTCGTTTCAAAAATACCTTTTACTTTGTCAATTAAAGAGTTAAAGACTTCGGCCGTATCTGCCGAAAGGCTTGTGCCGTTCAGCAGATCGACCAATAAATTTTTTTGCTTAATTAGTGATAATAAATATTCTCGTGTGTTTATGTTTCTTCAACCTCCACTAAAGTGGCGAGAATATCATTGACCGTTCCAAGTGAATTCTCAATGGCTTCGGCTACCGCTTTACCGCTTTGAGCGTTATCACTTGTAGGTGTATATACTTTATCAATTTTATAAGCATTTATAGCCTCTTGGACCTTAACCAAGGCTACATTAAGAGCAGAAAATTCCTCCGATTCTATAACCGCATTTTCATCAAAAGGTTGTGCGGCAACCTCTACATAAAAAGTAACGGTTGAAATGGAGCCTTTGGAATCAGTCAAATTTATATCGCATTTTGCCCTGCCGGCAACAGAAATCACACTCGACAAATCGACATAAATTTTACCATTTGAAATAATGCCTTCATCCAAGAAGTTGTTGCCGTTTGCCTTGGTTCCACGCAACATAACAGCAGCATCATCAGGTATGGTTTTAGGCTTTAATTCTTCTGTAATAATAATTTCAAGAAATCGGCTATTTATATCGTTTTGCTTGGCGCTCAAATATTTTTTTGTGGAAACGTCCGCAACATCAAGGGCTATTTGCTTGATATAGGATAGCCGACTCATTTCTTCAAAATTAGTCATTAAAACTCCTTCTTTCTATATAGTTTTGGTTTCCTCAACCCATCTACCTTTTGCGCAAATCATATATTTCAGGTTGTACGACAAACCCGATTGATTTGCAAGACTAATTGAATACCAATCAATCATTCCTGCCTGAACCTCTTTAAGTGAATTGTCGTGCAAACCCGAACCACAGATTGTTTTAATATCTACAAAACTTGGTGGAGATATAAAAAGGTTTGTTGGCAAATTGTAAGTCTTGGATACATAATATGATGTATTGTACCAATTTGAATCGTATGTCACATACATACTTTCGGTAGTTCCCCAACATTCTGCAATACCGCTTTTTAATTTAATATAAGTCCAAATTCCTTCCGTGCCCCACTCAACAATATTGTTGAGTTCTATACCGTCAAGAATAAAACCGCCAACTACATCGAGTGCAGCTTGAGGGTCTTTATTATTTATTCCGACCTTCTTTTTTCTTATAGAAATATGTGGTGTTCCCGGAGAAATAATCGCATACTCGTTAAAGACGGTACCCTCTCGGCATTGGTCCATAATTTGAATATGAAAATCCCAAGAAAAATCGGTATCGAGAGAAATCAATTCTGTTTCGGTGAATTCAAAAGAAGTCCCCGAACTTAATTGCTCGACCTGTGAAAGAATGGAGAAAAACTCGGTCCATTGGCTCTCATCAGTTCTCTTATATCTATATCGTGCAATGTAAAGACTGTTATTATTTACATCACCTATCATTACCTTTGACATAGAGCCTTTAAGAGTTAATTGAATATTATCATCAATATCATTTTCACGTCTTAAAGTATAAGAGTCGATTTTCGGCGCCGAATAATCAAGAACAATTATATTGCAACTGACTTCTGTGGTATATCCTCTGCTATCCGTTACGGTTACAGTACACTCTAATGTATCAGCTGTACTTACGGCACCCACGTCAATAATAGGGGTTGCACTTGTTCGGGTGTGATTACCGATTGTAGCAGTATAGGAAGAAATGCTCGCACAGTTCCTTGCCGTTGCAGGTATGCAAGTAATAAGCAATTTAGAATAATCTTTCAACAGGTATTGTTCGTTCAGGGTCGCATAAACCGTATATGGATTATCGTCTTTGAAGGTGAACCCCTCAAAAACCGGTGCTGAATTTGCCTCCAATGTACTTATAACTGCTTGACGACTTGCTATATTACCGATTGTTGTACTTCCGCTCTTTGTTGTCAATTCAAAGGTGGCAGTAAAGGATGATAAAGCCGACATATAAGTCAACAATGTTGTTCGCTGTGCCGAGGTAAGTGTTACCGTTTTGTTCGTTGTTCCCGCATTTGCGGCCGGTAATGCAATAGAAAGAATAACAGTGCTACCGTTTTTAACATCAAGCACATAAGTAAAAGCATTTGAATAGACCGTCCAATTAAATACAATATTCACTGCTGCACTATCGGCTATAACACCCGACACGCTATTTAAAAGAGCATTTCCAAGCGTTGTAACATTTGCGGATGTAGAGTACCCATCAACATCGTTTGATGATTTCCGAGCACATACTCTAATACCATAAGTAGTGTTTGGGGAAAGATTATTGACAGTTACAGCTTGGCTATAAGCACCTGTTGTACTGAAACCAACCCACGTTTTACCGCCATCTAATGAATACCACCATTCATCCGCCCAAACCGAAGAATTTGCGGTAATGGTGATACTTGAAGCAGTAATGTTTGAAACAGAATGTGTAACGGTTGGGGCTACTCTGTCTATTGTTGGCAAAGTTTGATAATATCCCGCCAATGATATTGTTCCCGGACCGTAGCCTCCCGATGGGCAAGAACCACTACAAGCAACATAGAAACTACCTGCACCCGATGTTTTGTTGTGCTGAATATATGAAGTTCCCGAAGCGATTGTTACTGTATAGCCTTTATTGCCTTTGTCGTCTATATTGACGGTACCACTGAACGGGAATGTGTCACTACCAATGGTATAACTGACATTCATAGTTCCGCTAAAGTCGTATGAGTCTGTCAACTGTTTTAGTTTTAAAGCGTGGGAAATGGTAGAAATTGCAGTTTTGGGATTTTGCGAAACGGTATATTCTATATACATTTCATACCAACTACTTTTAGTAACAGAACATTTTATCGTAGCCATATATTCCCCTCCTTAATCCAAAACAGTTATGTCAAATCCCGAATCACAGGGTTTTACCATAGTAGTTGAAACACCCTGTATTCTCGTTGTGCCTTTAAGCGTCATATCGTTCATCATAGACTCTTTTTCGGATATAAGAACGCTATCGTCATAAGTTCCCTTGTTGTTACGTCTTTGAACTCTAAAAGCATCATTTGTAATATTGGTAGAAACCGAACTGTCGCTCTTTATAACTCTAATTCCGTTTTTATCAATCTTTACTTCGGTTGTATATACCTCATCGGGAGCGGGTTGCCAACCTATTGAATTTTCAAAATCACCCTCAACCACAATAATGTCGGCAACATACATATAGGCTTTGGATGATTCTATTTGAATTGTCAAAGAGGTTTCCGAAATAGCGGGAATAACAATATGACATTCCTGCCATGAGGATTGTGCCGCTTGTTGAGAAAAGACATTCACAACGGTATCTCCATACAATACCTTGAAACTGCCTGTATAATTGGCATAGGTCTTTTTTATTTTAAAGGATATAGTATAAGCCTTATTCGGTATAAGATTGCTTATCGTTTGAGATATGGCACTATCTTCGCCAAGCATAAAGCAACATCCCGAACTGGTTGTGGAGTCTTCGATAGCAAGAACAGGACCAACCGCATTCCAATCATCTGACACACCGTTCATACCGCTTGAATTTACAACTTTATTTATCCCGCCTCGATAGGCTCTTTGGACAGAATAACTTAAACCTGTAATGTCATTTTTTAAGGTGTTAATTTGCTTTGAAATCTCTTCCTTGTTAGCGTTCATTGTGTTAATAATATTAGTTATTTCACTTTTCAACCCTTCGGACGTAGCTTCAAACAAAGCAGATATTTCAGAAATGGTACCGTTAACCTCATCGAGAATTTGTGTTGTATATTCTTGGCTGATAGCCGAAGCTGAAACGCTGCCGGCTTTTAACAACGTACCATCCAAAATACCTACTTTTATGAAATCAGCAACAAAAGAGCCGTCATAGGTAAGAGCTGTTACATACCGAGCAGTATCACCAATATCGCCAACACCCGTAGAACTAAACCCAAGACCTGCCAAATTCCAACGCCATACATTTTGAGCAGTTTCAACGTCAGGCGTATCCATAATAAGTATTTCTTGTGGATTGGTAGCGGGTCTAAAAACAACGTAACCGCCACTGTTTCCTGTGATTGCCTGTGTGGCTTTCAAAATAGCCTCATTTAGCCGTTTACTCTCTTGACTTATTTCACCCTTAAGGGATGTAGAAACGCTCCGTATGCTCGTTGTTATGGTCGCAGGAACGCAAGAAAGAGTAATTACATTCCTTTTCGGTTCATACGGGTATTCTTTATATTGGACTATGCGGTGTTGCACATTGATTTTATGTTGGCTATCAAGAAGCATTACCGCCTTATGTAGTTTAAAATCCAAAAAAGAATACTTTGGATCTATTTTTGCAAAGTCAACCACATCACATTCATAAGCACGAACGGGAAAAGCCAATGTTTTAAGTTTTTCTTTTGTGGCTGCCAAAAGACTTTCTGCATCGGTGTACCTATCATCTTGCCAAATTCCGCATACGACCTTATTTACATAATCTGTATTATCCACATAAGGTTTACCGTCATTTATATCGGCAAAAGTAAGACCGTCTTTTCCTCGTGCATAAAGGCGAGTAATTAAATCAAGCGAATCACCTTGCAAGGAAATATCCCGGAGATTTAATTCATCGGTTAAATATTCACCTGTAACTTCTGCAACAGACTGAAGATAAACCTTCACTTGCTTTTTCTTAATATACCATTCGAGGTAAACACCGTAGGTATTCATACTCTCCATTATGATATCATAATCAGTGCAAAAATCTGCTGTTATCGTTCTGCGAATATTCGTTATATTTCCGTTTATTACGGACCAACCTTGCGGCAGGTGAGCATAAAGAAGTTCAGACAGTAAAACACTGCCCGAACTAAAATTTTCATATATCTTGGTTTTGAGAAAATCAAAATCGAGGTCGCAGTCAATACCACCGTTTTTGATTTTTTTGACCAAGTATTTATTGTCGCCGTATTCTATCCTGCATTCCTCTGCGACAAGGCTATATAATGGATGACTTGCTTCTATATCGAACGCAAGACGAATACTGCCATCCGCCTTATGTAAAAGGCAAAAGTTTTCAATATCGGTCATAGGGTGTGCTTGACCGGTGTTATCAAAAAATCGTAACAATCAAGACACCCCCTATAAAAATATCGGATAGTATTCTATACGAACTGTGGCCGCAACAGAAATGTTTATCTGATTGTTGCCGGGATATAGTTTCGGGAATTCTGTCATATCGCAATCAATAAATTTATTTACACCGTTTTGTTGAACAAGTTTATTTATGCCGTCTATGACAATTTCACCGCCGATATTTTTTACCGTTATATCGTTAATCTTAATGCTTTTTGCGGATGTATTTATTGTTATTTTACATTCCGTTGGCAGATTTCCGTTTACAAAAATACTCTTGCTCTCGGTTAATATAACCTGTTCCAAAGCACCGTGCCGAAAGCCGATAAAGGTAAACTTGTTTTGTCCTATCCAATCGGCTTTTCGGGAAGCTTTTCCTGTGTCGGTAAGAATGCAATAATAAGAGAACCCGTCAGGCAATTCTAACTCAACAGATTTAAGCAATTCCGCAGTTAGATTTGACATATTTAGTGTTGCTTCTCTTTGGTCCTTACATATAAAGTCAAAAGTAAGGGTTATTTTGCGTAATTCTGCCTTATTCGATAGCCTTAAGGGCATTATTGAAGAGGGAGCAAGCAAATAAGTATCGGACAGCTCACAACCCTCTACCGAATAATCTAATAATTCAGCATTATAAATTTCGGGATCAAAACCGTTTATTTTCACTTATTTGCCCTCCCATTCAATTTCTTTCGCAACTTCGGGAGCAATTATCTTACCGACCTTTTTGCCGTCAAGATAAACATCACCCTGCATTACTACTTTATCACCCTCAGTATTGTCTTCGGGCGCATCATTATCACTATCCGAAGATGTGACATATCCTGTTTTCGCTGCTGCATTTTTAGTTGCCGCAAGACCGCTATCATTAACAACTGTAGTCAACGTTCTTACGGTTTCTCCCGGGTCTATATTATCAAACAATCCATCGGTGTTTGCCTTAAATCCTATCCCGGCAACCGCTTTGGCGGCGTCGCTCATTGCGGAAACTGCGCTGTCGGTTTCTTCGTCGATACCATCAGCCAAACCAAACATTAAATTCTTACCAATAACATCCTTGAACAAACGAGATGGTGATTTAATTCCAAAGAAGTCTTTAATCTTATCAGTAAGCGAAGAAAGCAACGATTTAACTTTATTCCAAAGCCAATCTTTCGCATCGCTTAAACCTTCCCAAATACCTTTAAGAAGATTACTACCTACCTCTTTGAATTTTGTAAATCCTTCTTTAAAAGCATCAACTAACGCTGTTATTATTTTAGGAATAGCCTTTACAAGCTCTTTAATGATTTGTGGCAATGCCTTTATCAAAGACATAAACAAATCTATTCCCGATTGAATAATCAAAGGAATATTGTCTAAAAGAGCCGAAATAATGCTTGTTATAATTTCAGGTATTGCAGATACCAACGCAATAATAATATCAGGCAAAGCACCAATTAGAGAAACCAAAAGGTCTATACCACACTGAATTAACAGAGGTATAGCATCTAATATAGCCTGAATTATCGAACTAATAATTTGTGGTATAACCGCAACAATAGCAATAATTATTTCAGGCAGTGCTTTTACTAACGAAACCAATAGGTCAATACCGCATTGGATAAGGGATGGTATCATTCCAACGATTGTACTAATAATCGAGGAAATGATTACCGGCAATACGCTGACAATGGCAAAAATTATATCAGGTAGTGCGTGAACCAATGATACAAGCAATTGCACGCCGCAATCGACAAGCATTGGTATCATTCCTAAAAGTGAAGAAACAATACTGTTTATAATGTTCGGCAATGCCAAAACAATAGTATTTATTATATTTGGTAGTGCCGCAACCAAAGAGGTTAATAATTGTATTCCGCATTCAATTATCTGCGGAATAAGCACCATCAAGCCGTCAACAATGCTTTGTATGAGTGTCGGCAGTACCTCGATAATCATAACTATCATATCGGGTAAAGCTTCGACAAGCGCCATTATAGCCTGTGATACGCCTTCAATTAGAAGCGGAACATTCTCCACTATGACATTCACTAAAGAGGAAATAATGTCGGGCAAAGCCTCGACAAGTGTTTGTATTATTGTGGGTAGTGCCGCAACCAACGCCGTAATCACACTTACAAAAGCGTTAATTATTTTCGGGATCGATGCTGATATAAATTTAATAATGGAATTTATTATATTGGGTAATGCTGCGACCAAAATCGGCAATGCCGCAATTATTCCGTCTGCTAAACCTTGAATAAGTGCAAGAGCGGCATCTATTAACAATGGTGCATTGCTTATCAAAGCATTTACACAATCAATAAGACCATTTACAAGGGTTGGTATTAGAGTAGGCAAAGCACTTGCAATACCTTGAGCAAGCCCTGCTATGAGTTTTATGCCACCTTCAAGCAAGGACGGTATAACATTCACTATACCGGTTATAAGAGTTATGCCTACTTCCACCGCTGCCGCCGCAATAGCGTCTATGTTAGAAACCAATCCGTCTATCAAAGACTGAATTAGCGAGACCGCCATTTCTGCGACCTGCGGTGCGAATTCTGCTATTTTAGTAACGCAAGAGGCTAAAACATTTCCAAGGGCTGAAACAAGTCCTTCAAATCCGCCCTCCTCAAAAGCCGAGGATAATTCCTCTAATGCAGCAGAACCGAATTTACAAGCCTCTTTTAAAGGCTCTTGCATATTTTCATATACTGCAATACCAAGAGCCGTTGCGTTTTGGATAAATACATCCTTTTGAGCACTGAATGTATCCATCATTTTGCTGTAGGCGTCACCTACAACATCCATTTCAGTAGTCATTGCCGACATAGAATCGGCAAACATTTGTCCTTCACCGGAAATAAGTTGTAACGCAGCCTTACCGCCTTCGATTGATGAGAACAGGTCAACCATACTTACGCCGCCTTTTTCGGCATAATCACTCATCATCAATAGCACAGTATTAAGGTCTGCACCCGAGTTCATCATTTCGGCAAAAGACATACCGGCAAACTCTGTGCCTTCGGCAGCCGCTAATAAGTTATCGGCCGCTACGGTACCTTGTTTGCCAAGTTCTGCGATTAAAGTGTTAAGAGAAGTTGTTGCCGTTGCGGTTTTTGTACCTTGCGCCGTCATAGTCGCAAGTGCCGCACCGACGTTCTCAAACGAAACACCAAAGGCAGCGGCAGTCGGCGTACATTGTGAAATGCTTGCCGCTAATTCATTAACCGTTGTTTTACCTTTGTTTTGTGTTTGGATTAAGATTTTCGCTACATCATTAACCTTGTCGCTTTCCATACCGTAAGCATTCATTACGGAAGAAAGAGCGTCAACCGCAGAAGCGGTATCAGTAAAACCGCCTATTGCTAATTTAGAGGCAGTTTCAAGATACGATAATGTATCCCCAGTCTGTACGCCGGCAGATAACGCTTGATACATCGCTTCGGATAGTTCAGTGGCCGCTATGCCGGTTTGACCAGACAGTGTTGTCAATCCTGATGAAAGGTCGCTTAATGCAACCTGTGAAGTATCAGCCAAGGTTGAAACCTTAGCCATTGCGGTTTCCATGGCACTGCCTGCGCTAATAGCAGCCGCAGATAACGTGCCTAATGCCGCAACAGAGGCTGCAATGCCTTTTGCGGCTACGGAAGCCATATTAGATAGTCCTGTTCGTAGCCCACTACTATCTATTTCGGTATCTAAAATAACGGAACCGTCCGCCATACAAATCACTCCTTCTTTGCCAACGATGTTGGTTGATGATTTGCACGGCGCAACGGCTCATATAGTGCTTTTAAGTATTAAAAATTTGTTTGCCGTCTTTTATGTTAAGTTCAAAGGTTTGGCGGCAACCTCGTGTGCATTTAACATACACACCTTTACAGTTAGATCTGTTATCATAAATTATGGTTTTTGCACCACAATAGGGGCACAACGCCCAATCTTTTCGGGTAGGAGGAATTTCTACTCTTTTCATTTCATTGCACCTCCAAATATAGCACCGAATTTTGCTGCTTTTTCCTCAACTGTTAAATTATCGGGCAAAGCATACAGGGTTTGTAACCTTTGTATTCGAGCACGTTCGTTCTTATCTTTAATAGAGGAAATATCGGCGGCTCTATATCCCATTATTTTAACGAGTTCACAATCCGAAGGTAAACCGTCAAACAATGCTTTGAATTTCCACCAATGAAGATACTCTATTTCGTTAAGGTCAATTCGATACGTTGCTAAAAATGCAGAATAAATATAACTATCATCCCACTCGAAATCATACACACGCTTTTGCGTTTGCTTGGGTTTGTTTTGCTTTTTTGAAGCCTCAAAAGTATTTTTGCCGCATTTATAAAAATCGGCAATAGCCTTAAAAATTTCCTCGGATATGTCACTCGGCTTTTCTTCTAAAAAAACCAATTCGAGAATTTCCCACAATTTTTCTTTGTCGGAAAGGTCTTTATCCTTTAAAAGCAATTCAAACAAAATGAAGGTGCGAAAATTTGTCGAAATGATATATTCCTCATCATCGATAACAATACTTTGCGGTAATTCATCAATGAGAATATTAGATTTATCTGTCATTTCTTATTCTTTGCTTGCGCTCTGCGTTGAGCACGATTAGCATATTTGGAATTTATAGAACCAATCCTTGCGGCTTGGTTAACGCCCTGCTTTGCTATAAATGCTAAAAATGCATCGTAAACCTCATAACAGTTGGTAACGCTTGGTGCCTCACCGCATAACTTAACGCCCATACCCTCGCCGAATAACGCATCGAAACTTTCTATGAACCACTTATATTGGGCTCTTATCATTTCTGACAGTTTACCGGTTTTAGGTAATTGCTTTTCCTTTACAGACATTTCCTCAAAAACTCTTTCGTAAAGCTCTGCTGTGTCGGCATTGGTCATATCAAACTCAATTTCTATATCTTTGAATTTGAAAATTCGATTGTCAACCACTTCTGTATTTTCGGTTATTATATTTTTTTCTTGGCTCATTGGCTCAAATCCTTTCTTAAAAAGTAAAATTCCCCAAGTTTATCAGCTTGGGGAATTTATCATTATTTATTCTGTGGCGGGTGTAAATTTCTTGGTTTCTGCACTCCAAGAACCTTTTATCATATCACCGCAAGCCTTAAATGTACCGGTGTAGATAAGTGCTTCCGTACCGCTTCCCTTGCTATCAGGAACAACAGAATATTTACGCTGATAGGCGGGGAAAGAACCGCTCGTCTGTCCCGGTTCCCATCCATTGACGATAACAATGTTACGTTGCGCATCAGCACCCAATTTTTCATTGTCGGTAATATCAACGATTTCTGCAATTACAGGGTCACCGCTAATAATATCAGCCGAATATGAAATACTCGGTGCGAAGCCGATTACATCGGTACGCTCGGTTTTGTTGTGCACATACTTGCGGGTGTATTCTTTTGCACCCTTGCTCTCGGACAGGTCTGTGAAACCTTCACCGATTAAATTATAGGTACCATCCTTACACTCCATTAAAGCGTAGAGTTGATCCCTTGTAATAAGTTTTTGAACAACTGCTTCAGGCATTTACTTTTTCCTCCTTATGCTTATATTTTAACTGAAAGACTGCTTGATAATCATCCGTACCGTTTTCGTATCTAAACGAAACAGCCGGCGTCGCAGTCATTTCAATTTTAGTTGCTGTGTTACCACCCGAAAGGGTAGGAAGATTTATATATTCCTTTTTTTCAGCATCCTTTTGAGAAAACCACTCATCTAACTGTTGAAAAATCTCTCTTGGTTTGATTTTGGCTTTCGTATCAAAGTTATTAACCCTTACAATGATAGCAAACGGGAAGTCTGCACTATAAGAGCCGTTAATATATTTCCTTGTGGTTTTGGCGCCCGAAAGGGGTTGAAAACACATAGATAATCCCTCTTTTTCGAGTTCATCCAATTTAATTTCACAAGGCTTATCGTTCCAAGAATTTAAGAAATCGAGCATAGCCTCCTCGATTACCATATCCTTATTTACCGCTGTACTCAAAACAATCACTCCTTAACAATCTTGTTCACACCGTTGGACCACGCCTTACCTTTTGCAGCTTTGGCTTTTTCAAACCATTGCGCAGAAGCCTGTGGGTGTTTATCTTTTGAAAAATTGCGGTTTTTTGCGTAATAGCAAGACTTTGCATAGGGTGCATTATAAACCAATCGTCCCGAGCCTATTTTTGTACCTCTTATTCCCGAACCGACTAAATTGCCTGTTTTCATAGGAACGTAAGGGGTACAATCTTTCAACACTTCATTATCAAGCCATTGTTGCGCCTTTTTAAATTTAGGCGAAAAACGGTTTACCGTAGCAGGAATATTAATGACGATTTTAGCGCCCATTTATTTCCCAATGCCACATTCTTGAAGTGCCCGAAGTATAGTGGATAGATTTAGTTATAGAAAAGACGTTTTTTACACCTTGCGGTGTTTTGCTTTCACAAATATCCCTCACAAAAAAGTCTTTTTCATCATCCCGCAAGGTCCAATATTTATCCTGTTCGTGACAGGTCAGCCATTTTTCAAACGGCATATATTCTTTTGCCTCGCCGAACTGACTTTCTGCTATTACTTTTGTATCAAAAATATAGAGCGTTGCATTATTATCCGCCGAGTCACCCTGATTGGTTGCTTTCACACCTAAACTATCTACACACAAAACATTGTGTAAAATCGTTTTATGGAATTTAGCAACCTTATTTTCCTCGCCGGCATAAGTAAATAGTGTAACGCAGTCCTTAAGTAATTTATGGCTTGCCATTTCGATACTTCTCCGCATAAGCCCATCGGGACATATATCCCGATTTTTTCAAAAGAGAAATCGCCAATGACGATACAGGGATACCGTCCTTTGTTCGTACAACGGGTTGTGAGCCGTTTACGCTGCTATTACTTACCGAATACCCTCCAAGACTTTCAGAGCCTATGGTGAGCCCGTCTGCCATTCCTGCAATAGCCTCAATTCCACCTTGCAGGAATAGCATTTCGGTTTGATAAGCAGTGGCTCTCTTGATTTCGTCAGGTATATCCGACTTATCAATAGGCGTAGTACAGAGCGAATCAATCATATCGGAAGCAATATCAGCAAGGCGGTTAAAAACCGTCTCGGGAATTACAGAACCCTTAAATTCGGTTTCATAATATACTTTTTCTATATAAGCCACGCCTTGCCGCCTCCTTTAAAGTGTGGTTTGATCCTGGTGCTTATCCTTTATGTGTTTGTTAAGAGCAGCCTCGGAGGCATACTCTTTTCCACAATGAGGACACTTGAACACAGTTTTGTCCTCGTCACCATTCTTGCCTTCATCGCCTTCGAGTTCAGCGATTTTAGCCTTTAAGGTGTCGTTTTCAGACTTTAGCGTATCGATAACGTCGGTCATTGCCTGAACCTTCTCACGCAATTCCTTGTTTTCACGCATAAAATCGTCCTTTGACTGTGCGTTTCCTTTTTTGAGCACTTCGCCTTTTTTGTTGATTAAATCATAGCCGAGATTTAAAAACTCGTCTAATTTCTCTTCAGCGATAGAACATTCGCAGTTAGCCTTTTTTACGAGCAACATACTTTTCTCCTCCTTATTCTATTTCGTCAGAAACAACGAACTGAATAGCATCAGCCTTCTTGTTGAGAATGAATACATCCTCGAAAGACTCCTCAAAGTAAATATATTTACCTTCGGAACCGGCAGAAGGCGGATCGAGCTGTGCGAACTGATATGAAACAGGAGTAATAACAGCATTAGGATGAACAAGGAACATCTTAATCTGCTTTGCAGAAGCACCTGCTTTCCAACCGTTTGTGAAATCATAAACGGTGAGCATAAGTTCGGGCGGAACTACAACAACCTCAACTTGATCGAGGCTCTTAACAACTCTGTTGATTTCAGCAGAACCGTTCTGAACATTGAACTGACGGGTGATGTTCTTGGCGTTTTTGATTAACTCATCAACGTCGGGGGTCACATAAAGGATACGACCGTTAGGTGTAACACGCTTTTTGGTCATAGCCTTCATCAAACTGTCGAAAATAGAAAGAACATTATCAACAGTAAGCGCAGTCGTTTCAGCAGTTTTGCTTAATGCAGACCAATCTGCAAAAATTTTGCTGATAAGATATGCGTCCATTTCAGGGAACTTCTGCTCCTCGTTCATTACCTTGGTAATGTTAGCGATAGAAGCAACCTGATTTGTCTGAATAATATCAGCGGGATGAACGAGGGTGCTCCACTTTCTCTGATTATTGAGAGTTTTGGGCTCCCATGCGTTATCATAGTTGCGAGAAGCGGTACCGATTGTATCTCTGTCAGAGTTTACACGACCGCCCACATTGATAGAGGGGATTTCAATGGTTTTCGCATTTACCCAACGGAATCTACCGTTGTTTTCGGTGCTATACAGCTTACCGAAATTAAGGACATACGGATAAGCCTGTGCCAAAGCACTACCGTATTGTTTAGCATAGTTAATTGCGTTCATAGTTTTACCTACTTTCTTTTAAATGAATTTTTATTTAGTTTCTTGGGGTCTAACGCCGGAAAAAGCAAAATTGAACGGATTGTCTCCGCCACCGCCGTTTCCTCCGTTGCCCTGGTTGCCTGTTGGCGCTACGAAAGAGGGGTAACCGCTTCCGCCCGAGCCACCATCGCCACCGTTGCCGCCATTGCCATCATCACCCTTGTTGTTAGGGTCCTCTTCGGCTTCAAATGCGGCAGGGTTACTTGCTTTGAGTTTTTCAACCCAATCTTTACCTCCACGAAATTCGCCCTTATCGTCCTGTTCAAACTTCTGCTCTTTAAATTCGGCAATAGCAGCCTTCTTTGCAAGCTCGGAAGTAAACTTGAACTGAGAGAAGAATTTCTCCGTTGCGAAATCTCTGCTTTGGTCGGAAAGTTTCTTTTGCAAATCCGCAGTATCTTTATCATACTTGGTTTGCAATTCGGTCAACTGTGTGGTAAGGGCTTGATTGTCGCCCGCTGTTTTGCGGAGTTCCTTAATATCCTTATCACGTTCTGCGATTTGGCTTTTAAGTCCGTCACGCTCTTCGGTCATTGTGGTTAACTCTTGAACCTTTGCAGCAAGAGCATCTTTGCCGGCTTGAACATCCTTGCCGTTCTCATCCATAATAGAGTCAATCACTTCTTTAGGAAGTTTCACACCGTTAACTTCCAAACCTTCCAAAAATTCTCGTTTCATACGAATTCCTTTCTACTGATACGCTATTTTTACGAGGGCGCCCTCTGTCAGCCCTGCATTGTTACGTCCGCAGGTAGACTTATTTTTTATATGAAAAAAGCACCACACCCCGAAGAGTGCAGTGCTTAAATCACCAATATTAAAGGCTCTGCTTTTCCGCAGAGCCAAATTTAAAACTATCTATTAGTATCGTCATAAAATATGTCGATGATTTTCTCCCAATCTTTTGCAATCGGGAGCGGTTCACTATTTTTATCAAAAGCGGCAACTTGATAATGCCCGGTGATTGTGTCATAAATATCGTCCAACTCATCATCGGTGTAATCCTTCTCATCAGACAAAACAACGCCGATTTCTTCAAGCATTTTATTTTGGTTCTCATTAAAAAGGCTTTTTACATTTTTCATTTTTTGCCGTTCCTTTCTTTAAGTTTAGTCGCCCGACTTTTCGACGTGGGCCAAGTAGTTACAAGTCTACCTGTTTTTGTGTTTATAACAACGGTGGTTTTTTCACCGATAAACTGTTGACTATCATCCGTCCTTATTTTACCAACTTTGAGCGGATTTGTCAATGCTTCTCTCATATCCTCAACCGTTTCATTTCTTGCGATTGCTCGACTTCGGATATGAGTACCGACTTCCGTAACCTTAACGCCTGTTGACGTCTCGACAGACTCCAACGCACTATATTGTGCAGCCTTTCTTTCACCCCAAACGGCCTTTTGTGAAACCGACCTATTGAATGGTTTGGTTTGCAGCCTTTCTTTTTGTGTCGGCAACCCTGTTTGTTTGCAGAAATCGGCATAGGCTCTCTCTTGCCGTTTAAGTTTTTGGGAACAGTCATAAAAACTCGTTTTTAAATCCGTTTCCAATTCTAAATCACCCTTGGTTTTGGCGGTTTTTGCCGCCTCATCATAACCTGCGGCCGCACACCGAGTTTTACGCATTTCACGCTCCATTTTTCTTTGCATTTGTTCGGCTTCATATTGCGGTATTTCTTCGCCATTATAGGTAACGGTTCGATCTCGATACTCTCTTAACTGTTTTTCGGTATAGGCTCTTGTGCTTATACCTTCAACAAATGGGTACCAATCGTGCCGACAGTTAGCGCCTTTAAATCCACTAACTTCACCATATCCTATATCCGAAAGAGATAAATAACCTCTTTTTTTGCCCGAAATACAAACTATTTTGCCTTGCCATAAAGCGTGATCCGGTCTTGCTCCACCGTGAGCAGTGATTTCCATTAAATCGGTACCCATTTCTTTGGCATTTGCAAGACTTATTTCACCGGTTGTTTGGCTAACACCTGTCATAACAGCAGTACGAATTGCCGCCTCTATACTGCGGACCGCTCCCGAGGGAAATACAACTTTGTTTCCGTCCTCAATGGCGGTATCTACGGCGTGCTTTATTGCCGTATTATAATCAAAAGCTCCGCTTGAAATTTCCATTTCCGCTAACGCACACGCTTCTATAAATGCGGTTTGAGAATATAAAGCAGTAGTTTTCGTAAGATTGTATATTGTGCCGTTGGTTTTTTTTATGCCGGCCATAAGCACTTGAAGCATAGCCGGTGATGATTTTAAAGGCAAGGGGGTTTTTCCTGCCTCTTTATATATTTCATCATCAAAAGACTTTGAGGTTATTCCTGCGTCCTCAAAAATGGTTTTTACGGCGGTTTCGGAGGTTTCGGCATATTTAGCAACGTTAGCAATTATATCGTCATAGAGAAGCCCTGCGGCTCTCTCTGCCTCTATCTGCCATTTTGCACCTTCCGTAATTCTTCCTTCTTTTACAATACGCCTTGCTATATCCCTTGTGATAGATTCGTCTAACTTGCTATAAAGTTCTACTATATCATCAGCACAGTAATTGTAATATTCAGGTGTAAGCACTGCTCACCACTCCTTTATGCAAGACCGAAAGAGTTTATTTCTTTTTCCTTTTCGGCGGCGGCATCAGCCAACACCTTTTTGGCAGTTTCCTCGTCTTCGCCATACCATTTAACACGGTATTCCCATTTTTGCATAAGACCTTGGCGTACCTCGTTTAAATCTCGAGTTCTTTCGGCTTCGGTATCTACAACAATACTATCATCCCAAATAAAACTCGTTTCATATTCGCCTTGAGTACAAAGTTCATATAATACAGCATACGCATATATTATATATATTAAATCTTCAAGAGCCTTTTGGAGTGATAATTGTATGTCGGAAACAGTGGAATAAGACCTCTGCCTCGAAGAAATTATTTCCGTTGCGGTCTTTTCAACACACGCAGGGTCGGAAAGGGTACCATAGGCAAGACCTACGTTAAATTCAATCTGTTGCAAGATTTTATTAAGTCCTTTTCCGATATCAGTTTCACGCAAAGTCGGCGCAAAGGTTTTCAACCAATCGTTAGGCATATCACCATCAAGAGAATAGGTCCTATACAAACGCTCTCTACCTTCGGGAAGTTTAGGCTCTCCTTTTTTGTCTTTCTTAAACAAATCATCAGGAGCGTCAATAGCAAGTTCGCCGCCTTCAAATTCCCACATATAGCGTTGGTATTGTCTGTCTGCATCCTCTATAAGAGTTATTGCACGAGAATAAACGGAAACACCGAGCGGAGAATTCGGGTCAATAATATTTCCCATTGGAATACGGAAATAAGAAAACAGAGGTCGGTCTAATCCTTTGATTTCTTGTTCGGGTACCAACTGTGCCCATTCCTCAACTTCCGTTAGTGGAACTTCGGTACCGGTATCAGTTAACGAATAAGACCTAAACGCCTTATTGGTAACAATGTATTTTTCCTTTGTATATTGATGGAATTCTACACGGTGGTAATAATATTCTTTCTTTTTCTTGTGTTCAACAAAATAGCAAGACGTGAGCCTATGGTTGCTATCAAATGCAACCGGTTTGAAATCAGTTGCTTGCACACAGTCTATTGCAACTTTGCCTTCGGAAATGTAAGGCTTAAACATTATGCCGCCTCCGGCACAAGCATATTCGCAATACTGCCGCATATTTTCTAATAAAGGCTCTAACTGCTTTTTCAAGAATTCCACCGTTTCAGTGGTTTGCGGCTTACCTTGTTTTTCACCTGTTGGCGCCGCTTTGACAGGACCGATTATATTCACTTGCATTTCAAGTGTTACAAGCCTTGCCAATTCAGAAGCAATGGCCGCAGGCAACCCGAGACTTTTCTTATCCTTTTCTCTCCAAGAAACCTCGTTCTTATACATCCTCATCCACAGTTCAATAGCATTGCTCATTTCTGTGGATATAATAGAGTCATAATTCGATTGCTCCATTGCACCAATATTGCCTTTAAAAAAATTATTCATTCCGCTCACCAACTTATTAAAAAAATGTTTTACACTATCAAATGGCATATTATCACTCCTCTTGTTCCTCTGCTTTTTGTAGTTTCATCATGGGGAGAAGTCTTTTTATCTCTCTCTCATAGGTGTACTCGAAGGCATCCAACGTATCAATATCGGATGTGCCGTCGTCCAAGCGTTCCTTTGCGAGATTTTTCGGATTCCATATTGCAGTTGCGAAAGCCTCCAACAACGTACCGCAATGTTCCGTATAAAAGAAACGGTTTTGTGCTACAAGAGAAGTACAAGCAAAAATACGATTATTTATTAAATCTTTTCTTGCGTTCTTAACAGGTATGTAACCCAAATCGGCATCAATCAAGGCTTTTTTTATACCTCTGATTAAAACCGACTCCGCACTATCGGGATATATGGCTGATACAAATTCATAATCATTAAGAATTCTTTTAACAAAATCCACAACAAGCAATCCCAACTGCTGCGGGTCTATATCCTCAATATCATCAGCGTGTCGCTCGGAAACAAGAGCAATTACATCGGAATAGCCTTCAGTAATTCCTGTTGCAACAAAAGCGTGAGCTGAACCGGTACCGCCGAAGTCGATGCCGATATTGATTTGCATTAGTTTATCTTTATCCACATCGGATGATTTTCTAAAATGGCTTTTTTGAGATATATCGGAAGCACTGTATTCTATTGCAAGGGCTCTATAAATAAGACCTTCAGCAATACAACGTTTGCCTTCAATGTCTCTCATATACCAAATTGAGCCTACCTCATATTGACTTATAAAAGCATTTCGGTTATCATCCGAAATATTTATATTGTCATATATGGTGAAATGCTCATAATTCATACCGCCAATCAGTTTCCCTGCATCCGCATTCGCCCTGTACTTGTCGATATAGTCTGTATAAATTACTGCTTTTGGATGGTCGGGGTTCAAATCCCAAAAGAATTTACGTCGCTTGGATGCAAGTGTTCTGTTAAAGGCCTCTTTTATGGTGTTATCGTGGTGCAGATTGACCTCTGTTGCTATCCACATCCCGTAAGAGTTACCACGTATCTTCTTAAACGATGAAGCAAGAGCTGCACCCGCAAAGATTACGACCTTTCGTTGATTATGTGTTCTTGGTCCTTTTATAATAAGGCAGTCATTACCTTTGTATTTTCCCCAATGGCACTGACCTCTAAAAATATATTCCAAACCAAAGCCATTAGCATCACCTATATTCAGTTTTGCATTGGCTGCGGTTGAACCTGTTGCAAGGTGTATCTTATCGGGGCAGGTTTCTAATTCGTGAGCAAAAGCATAGACATTGTCAACGGTTTTGCCGGCACGAACAGCACCCTCCGCTATGTTATAAGTGCAGCTGATACAATTTCTAATGTAATCAATATGTTTCGGTCCAAAATTAAAGGGGATTGTTTTCTTTTTACGGTATGTTTTAGCCATAAAGCACCTCGTCTATTTCGGACGTATCCTCAATCTCTTCATCATCCTTACTGCGAAGAATATCGAGCTTGGCTTTTTCAATGTTCATTTTGCTTAAAGTCGAAAGAACTCTCGTTTTTGCATTTTGAACACTTGTCAATTCAGCCTCTAACCGCAACAACTGATTATTTTTATTTTCTGTATTGGTTGTTAGGGTATATGGATTGCCGGGCAATATATCATTTTTAGCCACCTTTTCGCCTTGACGTTCCTCAAATAGTTCTTTTTCGGCATCATCAGCAAACTGCCTTTTGCTTTCGGTCCTCGAAACATAACTTAACACTTGGTCGCCTTGCTGCTGTTTGACCTTTTCAATTATTTTAAGTAATCTCCGCTCTCGAACGGATAACATTTTGATTTGGTCTATTAGCAGGGTTTCCTCATCCTTTGGCATATCTTCAATTAAAGATTTTTCTTCATCATCAAGAGTATCCCAATAAACAGCAGAATAGCCACCGTGTTTCAGAGCGTAAGTGTTGCCGGGTGGAGCAGGATTTCCTTTTCCTTTGGCGTTCTGATTGCCCTGCGGCGCACCTCTTTTTTTTGCACCCGAACCGCTTTTATCGGGTGCACCCTTTTTCTTTGGTTTGGATGCACCCGCTTCTTTGTTCCAATGGCGACTAATCCACGACTTAACTGTATTTTCGGAAATTCCGTATTTCTCCGCAATATCCTTGCGTTTCATACCTTTTTCCCAATCTTTTTTGGCTTGTTCTCGAATTTCCATTACATAGTCACCACCTCACAATTTGTTTAGTTTCGTATTTAAAACTTAAATCTTGGTTATAAAGGCGGCTGCGCTATGTTTTTTTCCATCTTTAATCATCATATCGAGGAAATCATCTCGACTGAAATCGGAAAGACGGAAAACTTCTTCGGGCCGCATACCAAGTTGCTTACCTATTTCATCAAGAGGAACATTATCATCCATTAACCTTTTAACGATTGCCTTCATAGGTTCAAGCAAATGTGTTCCTCTTGCTCGGTTGTGTGTTACAGTTCCATAAATATTTCCGCTTTCATCATCGTGCTTAACAACAACAATCGGAACTTTTCCCTCTAAATACGAAAACAACGGTTCCTGCCCGGCAACAGTCCACCGGTGGAAACCGTCAATAATCGTCATATCGGGGCGGACAACTATCGGAAGCGTCCACCCATTAGTCAAAATAGATTGAGTAAGCAGTTTTAAATTTTCCTGCGAAACTTTGTTAGGGTTGTAATCGTTGGGCTTCAAGGTGTTTCTGTCCACCCATTGTAACGTTGAAAGCGGAGCAAACAATTTTTTATTATCCATCTGTCAATGTGCTCCTTATATTTTGGTTTTTCTTTGCCTCGTCTATGTATCTTCCGTAAACACGTTGATACAAGGCTCGGTATGTTCTTAATTTCGGATCACCCGATATAAGTCCCTCATAAATGCATTGACAGTCCTTTTGAGTGGCTATTGCTGAAACCTGTAAAAAGAAATTTCGGTACCGTTCCGCAACATAACGCTTATGCTGATTTGGGAAATTGCGGTCCATATCGCTGAACAGAATAAGCAACTCGGCTTTATAGTCCCTTTTCTTTTCGGTACCGTTTTCAAGTTCCTTTCTTGTTCTTGTTTTGCGACCAAACATTTCGCTATCCCAATACAGCGCCGCAAGATATGCGTTAGGCTCTCGCCGTATTACCCGTTCCATAAGGTCGGGGTAATACTCATTCATTTTCACAAGACTTTTTGCTGTATCGATAGAGAAGAATTGCGAAACCCGTAATTGTCCTTTGCTCGTGCCTGACTGCCATAAATAAAGGTAAATTTCGGGGATTTCAACCTTCTGCTCTTTGAGATATAGCCATACATCATTGTTGGACCAATCGTATATAGGAAAAATTTGCTTTTTGTTGGTGCAGCTCTTACCAACCTTTGTCATTAAGGCTATGTTTTGTAATCGCTGTACCGACTCCGCTGTTCTTATTCCGACAATCGTTATTCCGTTATTGCATATCCGGGGAAGGAAATCTTGGTAGGCGTCCTTTCTCGGTTTTAATAGCGGGTGTTCTCTGATTGCGAATTTCGGCGGTCTGCGTACCCATACACTTTCTTTTTGGCTATCCCAACAAATGAATGATTCATCATTGGATAATTCGTTGAAACAATTAAAATGCTTTACCTCGATACAATACCACTCGAATTTAGCACCCACAAGCAAGAATTTCTGCCGCCAAGTGCGGACAGTGTTTTCTATGCAGGGGAATATTGCTTCTTCGTCTATGAATTGTACCGTTAATTGCTTCGGATTTATCTTTCCTCTCTGTATGAGAGATAAGACTATATTTGCTAAACAAAGGCTATCCTTGCCGCCCGAAAAGGACATATATACCGGTAATCCATTGTTGAAAACATTTATAATGCGAATTTCCGCCGCCTGAACAACGTCAATATTCGCTATGCACCTTTTTACAGCCATATCTTTTCACCACATTTGGGGCAAACAACATATTTGCCTTCCTCCTCGGTTTCAGTTTTGGCAGGCTGTGGGGAAGTGTTCTGTTGAACCTGTATCCCTTCGGCTTCTTTTTCTCTTTGGATTTCGGAAATTTGCTCTTGTCGGCGTTTTCCGTTCTCTCTTATAGTTTCGATTTCGTCCTCATCGAGAGTTCCGTATTCAGATAACTTTTGTGTAACCTCGTCTGCATCGGCAACCATTGACTTTAAAATTTCATCATCAAATCCCGGTATATCGAGGTCATTTTTTAAATCCTCAAATATGGAATTTATTACATCGAGGTTGTCTATGCCGAGGCTATATATTTTATTATCGGCAATCATTAGTTTTTTCTTGTCATTTTCCGTAAGGTTAGACTTTTGATGAACAAAGACGGTTTCTCTGCCGAGCTTAATCATTGCCTCGACCAAACCGTTGCCGCATAAAATCGTATTGTTTTCATCAATAACTACCGGCCGTATCTGCTCGAACTTATCTATGCTTCGGATAAATTCTTTGATTTGGCTTTCTGTATGAATTCTTACGTTCTTTTCAGGAAAGCGCAAATCAGCAATTTTCATTTCGATTACTTGCATTTTTGTACCGCCTTTCTGCTCATCACAACGGCGATGATACCCGAAAGAAGTACAGTAAGCAAACTGCCGATAGTTTTGTATATTGCTATGTTAAGTATTGAGCCGTAAGCAAAAACGGGTAAACCGATTATTAACGAACTCAATACACCATAAAATACACCGTTTGCCGTAATTTTTTTGCGGCAAAGTGTTATTATTGTGGGTAACAGTGTGCTTGCTCTTAACGTTCCGTAGAACAAGAACAGGTGTGTAACGGTTAATCCGGGGATATTTGCAATAAGAACCGCCACCAAAAGCAAGACAATCATAACGCCTTTTGAAGTCTTAAGATTGTTGCGACACCTAAAATCCGTTGTAAGAGAAGCAGCAGAGCAAAGGTTGGAATCTACCGTTGAGAGCAGTCCCGATAATATCATAAATAAAAACGGAATAAGCACCCAAGTTGGAAGAATGGATTTGATAAACTCAAAATTAACCATTCCTGCATCCGTTGCAGCAAATCCCGAACCTGCGGCAATAAAACCGATTGCTCCAAGTGATAAGGGAACCAAAGCGAATATCAGCGCACCTATTACAAAAGATTTGCCTATGCTCTTTTCCTTAATGGAAAATACACGTTGCCAAAAACTTTGGTCGCCAAACGGTCCTGAAATTAGACCAATAGCCGTAGGCAAGCCAAATGATATCATTATATCAATGCCCTTGCTATCAAATAGGCTTGAAAATTCGCCTGTGTGCCCTTTTAGACCTTCAAGTAATGGTGTAACCCCTCCCGTTGCTTTAAGCGCAAGAGGGAGCAATACAGCACAACCTAAAAGGATAAAACCTATTTGGATGTTATCTGTAATAACCGAGGCTTTTATTCCCGATATTTGAGAATATGAAAAAGCAATAACCGCAAGTATAATTGTGAGCAACCAAAACGGAATGCCCGTAATCATATTTAGGATTTTACTGCCGGCAAGTAACTGAACCGCCGTCGAAAGCACCGAAAGGCTGCCGAGCTGAAATAAATAAATCCCGTTAACTTTTTTGGAATTGTATTTTTCTTTCATATAGCCCGATAAGGTGATACCTTCAGGCATTTGCTTTCGTATCTTTTTCGCAAATGGGATAAAAAATAGAAGGCATAACACATTAGGCACCAAGAACCAAAACAGTCCCGGCAATCCACTTGTGTATGCCTTTTCTGCTGATGTGAATAATGACGGCGCCCAAATCCAAGTCGCCGCAATACTAAACGCAGAGATAATTGTGCCGAGGTTTCTGTTTGCAACGTGAAAACTGTCATTGTTTTTTCTTTTTGCGAAAAACAGAGTTGCACCCAACATAATAGCCGAATAGATAAGTAGTACGATAATTCCGTACATTTGTTTTTTACCTCCTGAATATGTGATTTTTATAACCGTGACGGAAACTAAAGAAATTGGCGTTTTCTATACTTTCCGCCCCGAAAACAACACATTGTCGGAAGGAGCGAACTACAATGTTTTTACCGTACCTCCTATTTTAAATTTTGCCAATAAAAAAGAGGTGTCTGCTTGGCTAACAGACACCCTTTGGCTCGACCATAAGATTTTACCCTATCATAATACCATATATGTATTGAATAGACAATGAAAGGTTTTTGAAATAATCACATAAATTACTGTCAACTATTCCTTTTACCAAGTATGCAATCAACACCAAAAATAAGGACTGCCATTACATCCGTTGCGGCATCTAAATCAAGATAGGCGGTGCGAACATCAATATTAAATCTTGCGGCAATTTCGTTCATAGTGTATTCCTCATCCGAAATGTAGCGACACCACATCACATCATACTTGCGTTGGTCTGTTTGGTTTTTTGAACCGGAGCATATCCTTGCGTATGTATCAAGCATACCGTCAATATGCGTCATAATGATTTTTGTGCGAATCGCACTTTTCTTTATGCTCTCAACGATTTGCTGACTGCGGTTGTTTGGATCCCACATCAAGTCGAGAATATCTATTATATCCTCTGCCTGTTCAGCTGAATAAACAGCATTTTCGGAATACTCTTTAAACTTTCTGTAATTCGATAGCAACATTTTAGTATTACGGAGCATTCGGTCCCGGCGTGTTTTATTTTCTTTAATACGCTCTTTCTCCAAGGTCTCCATGGCCGCCTCTGCTCCTGCTTTGGCTGCTAATTTTATTATTTCTTCGCTTACTTTTTGGTTTTCGCTCATTGTCTTTTCCTCCTATGAATATTCGTGATTTCAGTCGCATTTAAGCCACCTCATAAACGTTTGATACACAAGCCTTACGGATTTTCATTTCTCCAAACTTGCATAAGGCTTCTTCCTCGGTTTCAGCCTCGATTGTAACATCCCCGCTTTGTTCGGGGAAATTATCGCAATAATCGGTTTCCCATTCAATTTGAAACTTTTTCACCGTCGCACCTCTTTTTACTTTAAACCCACGTAAATACTTGGCGGAGTAGGCATTACCTCATTTAACGGCCGCCAAAGGTGCAGGCAGTTCGGCAAATTGTTTACATATTCGCTTTTCTTTGGGTGATATTGAACAACCGTCTCATCATCATAGAAAAACATATCTTTTAATTTGCACATTTCATCCCAAGTAGGTGTATGTGAGCGTTTGTACGGCGCCATTGAAACGTGTTCCCAACCACCGCCAAAGCTCCAAATCACCGAAGCTCTTAATTTTCCGTATTCAATTACTCCGCTCCCGCCGTCTTCGCCAATATTGCAAATTAGCAGGTTGGGTGTTTCCTTTAATTCTTCAAGACTTTTCATCCTTCGTAATCCTTTCGATTATTGCACCTGTGGTTTTAGTGATTTCCTCGATGAATTCTGACTCGGTATTCAAATGTTCTATAAAGGTATCCTTTAATTTATCGACTTTATAATTTACATAGAGCAACCCAATCAATAGTAAAATAATGACAATTATAAGGACTATCATTGTTTTTTCCTTCCTTCCATTAGTTCGCAAAATCCGAACTAATTTACTTGATTATTTACTTGCAGTTATTTGCAAAATGCCCTGCAAAGCCTTTATTTATGGGGGTTAATTTACTTGACGGTAACTTGCTGAAGAGCGTTCTCAATCCATTTTCGCAAGTATTTATACAGTTTAAAATCGGTTGTAACGCCTTCCTCGATACTGTTGAATATCAAGTCCGGCACCACATATTTTTGAGAGCCTTGTTTTGTGGTATCTATCAGCTGCGCCGACATCATCGGATTAAACTTTCCACTCGGCAGATATGCGGTCCAAGAAAATATTAGCCGATATCGAAGTTCTTCACGATTTAAAGTTATGTCTATAAAGATTGGCACGTATTTATTTTCAAACCCTTTTAAGTTTTCATAAAACCACTCTTTATCAAATTTAGGCATTTCCCGTTCTTCCTTTCAGTTGAGCTCCGCAAAATTTACAATAATTTGCGTTGTTTCCTACATATCCTCCACAATTCGGGCAACTTTCAATAGAACGCCATTTCACTTCTTCATCAGGTGCCGGTACTCCAAGAAAATCGCATAATGAGGGGAAACAATCATCGCATATTGAGCAAAGTTTTTTTGGAGAAGAAACTGATGTGTGTCCGTAAGCGAAATAGATTTTATTCATTTCTCGTTTAGGATGTTCTTTGCCACAAAGAGTACATTTTTCCGTATAGTATTTATAAGCACTCATTTTTCATCCCCCTTTATCCAACCAATTAACAAAACTGTTGTTACACTCTTCGCAAAGGTCTAATCTTTGTCCGGGATAACTTCTTGGCTCACCAATGGGCCAATACTGAATTCTGCCCGAAATGAATTTTATATTGTTTTTATCAAAATAGCCTTCGGTCCGTTCTATAACTTTGCCGCACCGATTACAAGTCAGCACTACTTCCTGCATCGTTTACGCCTCCTTATAACAGTTCGGGGTTGTCGTGTATGTTGCCGATGATTTCACAATCATAATTGCCAAGATTTAAAGCCGTTGGAGTGTGAGGAATTGTGTTTGTTTGCCATAATTGAAATTGTGCTACATTATCAGCCCAAGCGACTTTGCATATTGTGTTATATCCCTTTATATTCAAAACAACAATATCACCCTCAAAAATCTTCTTTCCGTTCTTGTCGGTCAAGCCTGTGTATTGCCCTATGGTTTCGGGGATAACTTTGGTAACAAATTTGCTTCCTGTTTTCACAATGGCGGTATCATAATCAATACCGTCGTGTAACAAATCACCTTGAACCCATTCGCCTTTATCGGTCTTACCTCTAAACAATATCTCACGCATTGCTATCTTCCTTTCTTTCCCGTAAAGCCTGTTCTGCTTGCTCTCTTGTTTTACGCCAAAGCAAATTAAATACTTCTTCGCACATTTTATTCTCTTGCGTACCAAGCAGTTTGCTTTTATATTGCACAGTTATCCAAAAAGGCATTGAGGGTGTAAAATAGTTGTGTTCAATCTTTATAACAAATGCAGGGCATATTTCTTCTAATTCTGCTTTATAAAAATACCCTGTATCTCCCACATTACAAGGCAACTCACAAAATCGGGTTTTGTCTTTGAAGTCATCACAGACGATAGTTCCGTCTTTTTCTTTCCAAATGAGTTTCCCACATACTTTTTCGCACAAACAATCCTTGCAAGTCACTTAATCAGCCCCTTTCTTTGAGCTTCACTTATTTTCCGTTCATCATATCCGCATATACTCGATAACACTACCATATGACGAATGGTGTCTATTGCGTGTTTTAGTCCACCGCAAAGATTAAAAGTTGCTGTTTTTTGGTGTTCTTCACAAAGAGGAATACGAATTTCGATATTGCTTCGCTCAAATGTGAGATACTCCGTTGTAACTTTACCGCACAAAACACATTTTGATTTTTTTGATGATGTCAAAATAGTCATTTAATCACCCCAACATTCATTTATTTTAAATTGCTGTTGATTTTCTTTTTCATATTCCTTTATTGCTTTTAAAATAATAGGTTCGGCATTTTTCTTTGCTTCTGCCATAGTGTTATAAAGCCAACCGAGAGGTACGCCTGTGTCGATTATCTTGATTTCTTCATCGGTAACACAATACATAAAACGGCCGTGTTTATCTTCGTATATAGTAGTTTTATAGTCGCAATGAATATTTGATTTAAAAGGTGGGTATCTGTGCTTTAATTTCCACCACCGTTCAAATACTCGTGTGCCATAAGTAAACCATTTTAAAAGGTCATAATTCTTTGGCATATGTAGTTTATGGGTATATGGTTTTTTCTTCATATATAAGCGGTATTTCCACTTGTCATCCACCTTAATATCACGAATAATATAACAAATATCACCAACGTCTACATACGGAAGTTTTCCGTTATGACCGCCCTGCCATTTAAGTTTTTTAGGGGTTTCCATTTAATTGTCCCCCCTCAACATAGCACCAACTTTGGGGAGGTCTTGTTAAATACTTTCTGCCGCCTTGACATTGATTGCAAGGCTCACTTTCGCAAGGTGTGTCATAATATTTGCACTTTCCACAATCTTCGTTTTCGACAACCGCATAAAACTCCCTCAACTCTCTCGGCTCGTCATAGATTACAAGGTTTGATATGTGCCAAGCGTACCCGCTGCTATTTTTCAAATACGAACTAATTTCATCGTGTGTTAAAGCGGACATTCCTAAAATAAACTCTCCCGCTGCGCTTTTTAGCCAAACGCCTTCGTTGTTATTTGTGCAGGATATTTTTCGTATTGAATCGCAAACAAATTCTCCTATAACCTTGCCTTTTTTCAATCCCCATTTTTCTCTATTCCACTTGCTTAACGCTTTGTATTCCCCAAGCCGATTTTTTAGGCTTTGAAAAAACTCGTTACTTCCTTGCAATGTGCAATAAATATAAACCTTAAACGGTGTTTTGATTTTCGGACGTGTCTTTCTAATCTCTACCATTTTCTCGTAAATAAGGTCGAATTTTTCATCGTGACCGATTACGGTGAACATTTTATCGCACCAAAACGGATTAGTGCTTAACAAAACAGCTTTTTCCATATTTAACTCCTTCCGCTCCGTACCATACAGAACAACAATTCGGTTATTGACCGTGTGCGTTCCCTTTGGTGTGCCGGCCTTATAGTTTCAAGCCTCCAATATGCAGTATCGTTATAAAGCTCCATTGGATTTTCAAATTCAGCATACTTATCATTACTTGAATGAATAGGACACAGAACACCAATGCCGTGAGGAATTTCATTGATTACCTCTTTATAGGTTTTCATCGGCATTACCAAATAATTTTTTTCGGCAATAAAATTCTGCCCGAAACCACTATTAAAATCGGCTTTACAACTTTTAACCTCATAGCATATAAATATTCCTTTTTCCAAACCGCTAATGCTGTATTGGTTTACAGGCTCAAACTGTAGAAAATCAATCCGTTTGACCTCTTTTGTGCCGTAATCCAAAGTTACTTCGCTTGCCCAATACTTTCCCATACCGGAAAATTTGTAACTCATTAGAAGCTCATTAAGAAATTCTGTCGTTTCTTTTCTGTTCATATCGACTCACCCGTTTTTCCAAAAAGGGTAGCCATTTCCGATATTTCCATTTCCCGACGTGCAATTCTTAAAGTTTGCAAGTCGGTCAGATTATGCTTATCTCGAAAAGGAACACACAGATCACACATTGCTTTTTTAGTGAGTTTCTTTTCGTTTATAAGTTTTTGGTAATTTTCTTGCAACTCTGCAATTTCTTTTAAAATTTCAACCATCATTCCCATCCTTTTTTTAAAAAAGTCCACCAAATATTTTGTATCTAACCATAGCGTTGAGATAAAGCATCCCCACAACCAACAGTAGAATAAGTAACAATATAAAACCGCTTAAATATCTTTTCATTTGTTGTCACCTCTAATCACTTGCCGCAACGCAGGTATCATTATGTTTACACGTGAAACAAGCGTAATTTGGTAGTATTGGTTTTCCTATACATTCTGCCTTCTCGTTGTATTTTACACAGTCGCCACATTTTTCGGCATCGAAATTAACACAGTTTCGAGGGGTAATGCAATTTATACATCCGCCAAAGAAAAACATCACACTATCTCCTCTATTTTTGAAACCTTAAATTCGTACTTTTTCAAGCGTGTTCTTATTTTTTGTTCCGCTTCCTCAGGTGAAGGCGAATAGGCTATAAAATCCGTATCCGAGAGTTTTAACGACTCTCCTTTCAAATGCACATCAGAAATGTAAACCCTGTAAAGTTTCCTATCCTTGCTTGCTGAAGTCATACTCTGCCTCCTCCGATATAGCGTGACCGCAATTATGGCAGAAGCGAGAATTTTCATTGAGCTGCGTATTGCAAATGCTACAGTATGGGATGAGCTTTGTTCGACATACCATATTTTTTTGAATGAATACCGGCTCTCCAAAATATGTATATCCCGCAATACTTTCAAAAACTTTTGGCTGAAAATTCTGTATCTTATATACGGGCGGTGCAAAAGTAATCTTTCTAATTTTGCCTTTCTTTTCCGCTTCTAATAATCTAACCATTTTTTCAAGGTCAGCCTTTGTTATTTCTATTTGTGCTACGTTGCTGCAATAGGGAGAGATTTGCTCAAATATAAATTTGTCAAATTCCTCTCGCATTTGCATAACCATTTTGGCACTAATCTCGTTAATGTCCTTAAATTCCATATCTATCACTCCTAAAACATTATCCCGGGATTATAATTCATCCACAATTTTTCTGTTCGATATAACCCGAATTGTGCAGTGGTTTCTTTTTCATCTGTAAACCACCCTTCGAGTTCTGAATTGTATAATTCGTTATCGTAACCAGATAAAATAATTTTCGATTTACTTTGCTTCAAAATTGATAACAATTCGATATGTTTGTTATCGTTCATTTCAATAGCGTAAATGTTCTTTTTGCGAATATCTCTCAAATAAGGCGGGTCGCAATATATTAGCGTATCTTCCTTATCGTAACGAGAAATAAGTGTGAGAGCGTCCATATTTTCGATTTGGGCGGCTTTTAAGCGTTCGCAAACTTCCATTATTGTTTTAGGTAAATCGTTCCACATAGTCGCACACCGAGGACCACCGCTTTGTTGCACATTCTTCCAACTGTTTTTACTACTGTTGCTTGTGCCGAAAGACTGATGATACCTCACGATAGTCCTTCGTGCCTGTTCTATTGGATCGTCTGACCTATCATAACAACTTTGAAATTCATCCCTTGCAAACGGAGTCAAGTTTATCATCTGTGCCAACTCCTGCGGATGTTCCCGGCAAACCTTAAATAGATTAACGATATCGCCGTCCAAATCGTTTATGGTTTCGATATAGGCAGGAAATTTATTAAAGAAGCAGGCTCCCGAACCAAAAAACGGTTCTAAATATACCTTGTGCGGAGGAAAATGCGATATAATCCATTCCGCAATTCTCCACTTTGAGCCGGGATACTTTAATAATGCTTTCATATCTTTTTCTGTCCTTTTTCTTCTAATCCGCACTTGTCGGGTGAATTTAAACAAGGATTTTTGCAACTCTTACGATTTTCACAATCCCTACAACACACTCGCTCCCGTTTGACATCACAATAGAATTGCTTACATTTGCGATACATATTTACTTTTTTATTTGACATTGGTAACACCTCTAAAATGGCAAATCGCTATCATCGGCCGGCAACTCGGTAAATTCGTCGGGTGTGCCTGTTGGTATTGACGTTTGAGTAGTATCCTCATTATCAGAAGTTTTTTTATCCTCACCAAAGGCAACAAAGTCGCATTTAAGTTCATAAGCCTTTCGCTTTTCACCATTTTTTTCATAACTTCGAGAGGTGAAACTGCCCGATACTTCTATGCGTTGACCTTTCTTGAAATAGTGAGCAACAAATTCTGCGTTCCGCTCCCATGCAACACAAGTGAAAAAATCAGTTGTGTCGCTTGTATGAGGTCTTTTTACCGCTATAGTAAAACTACAAACCGGCTTGCCGTTGGTGGCTGTTTTTAATTCGGGATCGTGAGTCAATCGTCCTGTAAATGCTGCAAAATTCATAAGCCACGCTCCTTACATTCTCATCGGTAATACTAATTGTTTGGTAACACCATCAATGAGAAAAACTGCTTTGTCCGCATTTTTGAAATGCATATTTATATCCATTTCATTAGAAACCTTAAGGGAGTCTATTAAAAAGCGAGGATTGAAAGCAATTTTAATTTTGTTATCAACAGGTTGATAAAGTGAGATTTCTTCCATAAAATCAGCAACAGTGTTCTTTGCGGTAAGTATCAGTTTTGAACCGTCTGTATTGCTCTCTAAAACGACTTTTGAGGCACCGCCCGACTCACAGCATATCAAAGCTCGGGCAACGCTTTCGAGCAAATCCATACGCTTTAAACAAGCCATCGTGTCATAGCCTTCCTCTTGGAACATTTTTTTATAATTTATATAATCGCCTTCAAGCAATCGTGTATATACTGTGTATTTGTCGGTTTTGAATACTGCCTTTTTTTCATCAATGGAGTATAGTTCAAGACTTCCTGTCAAACCGAGCGAAAGGACCTTTTGAATTGTAGCCTTCGGGATTACAACTTTAAACTTGCCGGGATAGTCTATTTGATTCCAAGCAAGACGGTAACCGTCACAACCCACTATGCTTAAATACTTTCCGTCAGCCTCAAATAAAGCACCGTTCATAACGGGTTTAGAGGAATTTTGAGCAACGGCATATAGTATTTGATTTATTTTTTCAGAGATAGCCTCGCAATCGTAACCAAAAGAAGCCTGACGTTCTTCTAAATCTACAATATCGACAGTCGGGAAATCATCGACTCCGAAGGTTGAGAAAGAACTCTTACCGATTTTGCTTTTAACGGTCAAACGGTTATCTTTTGCGGTAATTTCTATTTCACCGGCAGGAAGGCTCTCTATGTAATCAATCGCCTTCATCGGAATACCGAATGTTTCTTCGGTATTAACCTCTAATCTTGAAATGACCGTTATTTCAAGATTACTTGCTATTAACATATTTTCTTTAAAGAGAATTCCGTTTACATCCTCAATAGATTTTACGGGGGTGAGCCCCTTTAATTTTTTAAGTTCCTTTGCGATTTCGTGCTTTTCAATTAACATTTTTAACTCTCCAATTCTATTTTTAATTTTGGATATTTTTCTCGAAGGCATTTAATTTTAAGTTTAAAGACATCCGTTTTTACACCTTTTACATCCACTATCCGATAACTACCATTTGGATAGAAAATTATAAAATCTGTAACATATTCGGTACCTTTCTCACCGTTTTTTCCTTCGGTAACAACAAATCGAGCTTGCCGGCAAAAGCCGTCTATCTTTCCTGCTCTCAAAAGAATTTTTAACTGACAGTAATAGTTCGCTTCGGCTTGACTATCAAAGGATATGCCGTCAATATACACTTTTCGAGAATTGTATTTACTTTTTTTCTCGGTTTCAGGCACTTTAAATCCAAGCCTTCTTAATTCTTTATCCGTCAACCTTACTGCCATTATCTAAATCAAATCCTTTTATAAATTCTTCATAACAATCGTCGCAGATATAACCCACTGTCGGATTGAAACCGCCCCTACCTTTACGGGCCGATATAGCATACATTTCCGATTTGTTTTTTATCTGTTTACAGTTGCCGCAGTGGTGTAATAACACCTTTTTTAATTTTTCGCTTAATTCTTTTCGGGTTAATTCTTTGGGGAATTCTCGTTTCATATTTCCCTCGCCAACAATCGAAACAAGGCTATCCTTCATCATTACCGGCACACCGTTTTCGGAGGCTATTTTAACCAAATCGGCAAACCATTCAAGACGGGGGATAATCTTGCCTTTTCTGTTTCCGGTTTCGGCGCCTAATATTACCCAATCAACTAATTTTATGACATCCTCAATAGCATCTGTATCTGTGAACGGTGCTAAAATCGGCTCAATGCTCACGAACGTTTTATACTCGTTAGAAAAAAAGAAATCTGTTGAGGGTGTAGGTGTGGATGAACCATACCAAAAGTTGCTTTTCTTTCTCAATATGCCTTTTTCAGCAAGTTCAGAATATCGGGCAGGGTTTTTTGTAAGGAATAGAAAATTGTGTCGAGGATATTTTTCGCAAACGTCAAATATTTCCTTAATCCATTCATCAGGAACCCACGAGCCAAACATATCCGCCATAGAGCATACAAAGATATTTGAGCCGTTTTTTAATTCGTCCAACCAATTAAACCTATATCGGTGTAAAGTTGGTGCAAAGCCAAAGGGGAATGGAACAGAGCGGTCATTCCTTGTTACAAATTTGTTGTCTAAAATGTAAATGGGATTATCTGCGTTTGGTATGTATGGTTTGCACCTTTCGTCTGCAAGATTTAATCTAACATCCCCGCCGAAACGCAACGCCATTTTCCGAGCATAACAGTATTCGCATTTGTGGTAGCATCCTGTTATAGGATTCCAAGTATAGTCGCTCCACTCAATTTTTGTTTTATTCATTATCGGTACCCTCCCAAAATTCAATAAAATAATCAAAATTTCCGCTGTTTTTGCCGGCAGGCCTCTCTCTGCCAAGCCTTGCGGTATATCCTGCCTTTAACAATAATCTTGCTATTTCAAGGCGTTCGGTTTCATTAAGAGAACCTGTCTTAAGGCTATATATCCTTTGCTTTGCCATACTATCCCGCCTTTCTAATCAGTTGTTTTTGCATCCATTCAACAAAATGCTTTGTGAACGTCCATATCTTTTTCGGAGCAACACGATCACCATAGCCGTACAACTGAATAATTTGCATTTTCATCATATCAATCTCGGTTGTGTAATATGGAGTGTCGGGATCACTTGCCTTACGGACAAAGAAAATCATTTTTTCGCCCTTAATGTGGTTATCATAGTAACTAAATCTTCCTACACAATGGTTTAATACTTGACCTTCCCGAATGAAATCTGATTTGTAATGCGGAACTTTTATGCAATATTCATCATTTCCATATTCGGTAAACCAATTATTAACAAGTTCAAGTGCAGCTTTGCTTTTCCTGTCTTTAATTTCGGCTTTAACGAGGTTATATTTTTCAACCAAATTATCGTGTGATTTTTTGAGTTCTCTCGGCCGCACGGTTCCTTTGTTTATCGGGATATCCATATCGTCACACATACCGTAATAATCGGATAACCATTGCACTATTCTTGAACCGGTAGCACCTGCGCCGTTGGAAACGATTTTATTTTGCTTTGAAATATAATTTAAAAGGGTTGATAGCGTTTGATATTTTAAACAGTCCTTTACGCTATCATATTTCGAGGTGTCAATTTCATAGTTCCTGAACTCTCTAAAAAGTTCTTCTGATACAAATTCGGGTATATCTTTTATAAACCTGTGCTCATCTTCCGAAATATCCAAATTTTTATACATCGGCAAATACTGTTTTGTGATTCCGAGTATATCCGAGAATGTTTTGCCCTCTCCGTAATCGCTCTCATCCAATTTTGCCGCCAACGTTACCAAACCCAACTTACACATATATTCGGTTTGCGGTAAGGATTTAAGGTTATCAAGCAATTTTATAAAGTTGATTTTATGCTGCTGATTTTCCAAAACTTTTACAAGGTCAACATTACAAAACTTTTCGCCAAAAACCTCATATAAATTTCCGGTGTAAACATAAGCGGGATGATAGCAGGTCTGATTGTTTCGAGCATTGGTCCAATTCACGCCTCGATAGTAACCAAGTTGCATATAAATGTATGTAACAGGTTGTACCTTGCCTTTCTTATTGACGTAGAATGTGTAAGCATCATTTTTAAATCGTAATTGTGGCTTAAGGTTCCAAAATTTCCGAGTAACGTTGTGCCACCTTAAAATCAATTGTCCTTCGTGCCGATAAGCCGTACACAGCCTTGTTTCATCCTCAATACCATATTGATACTGTTCAGCGAACCAAACCGCCTGTGCGCTACAATTAGGACATTCTCCGAGTGATTTATGCTTTGGATTATGACTAATAGTAAACTGCTTCCCGCATTTACTACAGGTGCATTTCCTCTTATGCTTCTTATCGAGTTTTGAATAGAATAGATACGCTTCCTTAAATGCCTTCTGATTGCAAAAATCTTTTATATCCTGCGTAATTTCGGGAAACCACGACTGTCTTTCAAAAAATAATGCTTCGGCATTATCAGCTGAACGATATTTTTGCTCGTTCTTTTGTTCTTTAATGAAATGGTCTGCAACGCCTACAATACCGGTTGCATATGTGCCATAGTATTGTTTTCTGTCAACATAGCAAGAGCAAGCGTCGGTTTTCAAAAACTTTTTACATAGGTTAAGTTCCTTTTCGAGATAAAAGGCATCATTGCTGTCTAACCTATCTAAAAGAAAATTTGTAACATAACCTTTGTGCCATTTATCCTTTATTGGATCGTATAAAACAAAGTTTTCCTTATCGCAGAAAAAACGTAGTTGCAATTCTTTTTTGTCAATGTTATAATAGTCAATGACAAGGATACTTCCGCTATGTTGAAGTTTTGCGACTTCGGCGCCGGCGATTAAGTCCTTACCTTTCAGTTCCTTTTTGACTGCCTGTGGAATGGTGCAAAGAGGAACTTTTTTTAATTCTTCTTTATAAAGCATTTCGGGCACCTCAAAACAACGATAGTTGTAGAACATCCGCCTTTTTCTTTTCGGATTTCTTTTTCTCGGGTTTCTTTTCAGCCTTTTGGGGCACTTCTTTTTTAGCCTTCGCAGGCGCACTTGATGAAGACGGTTTCTCTTTTTCTTTAGGTGCTTCCTGGTTAAGATAATTTTCGTCAGGCTCTTCGCCGATTATTGATATTTTCATAATGAATTCAACCTCGGAATTCGGGAAATAAAATCTTGCAACCCTGCGATAAACCTCAATGTCAGATATTGCATTGCCGCAACCTTTCATCACTTCTTTTAGGCAATCCGAAAGTGTGCGTTTGGTTTTATAAAATACCTCTGCAAAACTTTCGTTATCCTCGCAGAATTTGCGGAGCGTATTTACAACATACGGATGAACCACATTGCCGTATTTGTCGCCCTTATATTCGCTATTCTCTTTTTCGAGTTTTTCAAGGGCTAATTTTTTAAAATCCTTTTCGGGATTATCAAACTGAATAATAGACATTTCTTTCGTCCTTTCTTAAAAAAATGATAATTGTCCGTTTTTCTTTGAAACTAAATCAATGCTTTCCTCCATTTTGGTTTCCGTTACGGCTATTTCTTTTTTAATGGTTGCTTCGTGAATATCTTTTATTGTCGACGCCCTTTCACGAAGCGGCCATCCACGAATCAGATACACCGGTGTGTACCACGTAGACCATTCTTCCAACGACAAACTGTTACCGTGAATAATGACCGCAGGAATACCGTATAGAGATAACTGCAAATAAGCCATATGAACGCATTTGATATCAATGTCGCATCCATAACACACCATTTTCTCGCAGTAATTTAGTTTCTTTTGCTGCATTGCTTTAGCAAATCCGAGAACCATTCCCCCGGAACCAATACAGGGCTCGCAAACTGAAACATATCCTTTGCTTGAAAGCGCATCATCAACAGCAGTTCCTGCTTCTCCACCATCACCCAATGCGATATGTCCCATAAACTCGCAAATGTGAAACGGTGTAAAAAATTGACCGTGATATTTATTGTGGAGTTCTAAACCGTGGAAAACCTTTCCGAGCAAATCCATTGGTCCGCCCTTTTGGCTTTCGCTTTCAAGAGCCATTACTAATTCTGTAAACGTTGAAACGAGTATCTTTTGTTCGGCCGGTGTGTATTTGTTTATAGTTTCAAGATACTGTGCCTCTCGTTCTTCCCGTTGGCTCCAATCCACCGAATTGCTTATAGCAATGGCAGAAACTTTTAACCAATCTTCAAACACGGTCCATATTGAATGCCGATTGCCGAGTTCTTTTAAGCCTTTAATTATTCCTACGCAAGAGTCAGATATAAACGGAGCAGATTTAGCCATTTTTCACACTCCTATAATCTTCCCATGCCATTGTTACAACGTCGTTGCATTCTCTAAACCGACTTATTATTGCCTCTGCGTTAAGACTGTCGCCACCTTGGGGTGTAAGCCTTTTTATTAACATTTCCTCGTTATAATTTGTGGTGATAATTGTAGGCTTCATATCCTCGTATCGATAGTCAAGAATTGAATACAATGTCGAGACGGTCCAAGGCGTACACTGTTCTTTCCCTAAATCGTCTATAACCAACAAATCAACTTTTCTGTAAATGTCGATAACTGCATTTTCACTGATATTACTTGCATCGTCATAAGCCTTTTTAACATCGGCAAGCAAGTCGATAGACGTTTTGCATATTACCGGAATTCCATTGTTTATGAGTTGCAAAGATATTGCGACTGCAAGGTGTGTTTTTCCTGTACCATTGGTACCTTCAAAATAAATTCCCTTGCCGGTCTTTGCGTTACACTTAAAATTATCAGCGTAATTCTTTGCAGCGTTAAAAGCTTTCCTGTTTTTTGTGGTAATAACAAAATTTTCAAAGGTTCGATTTAGAAACCGCTTTTTTATTCCTGACTCTCCGAGTATTCGCTTTATTCGGACAATAAAGGCATTGCGTTGTCTTTCTTCTGCTTCGGCTCTTTGTTGTTCCTCTTTTTTGCGTTCTTGCTCGGCATCGAACTTCTCCCAATATGCTTTGGCTTTAGCACAATCGCAACGTTGTGGATAATTTGTTCTCCAAACGGTTACGGCGCCATTTAAACATATCGCCTCGAAATATAGCGTTTTTCCGCAGTATTTGCATTTTTGGGGAGGCGGCGGGGGTTTGAGTTTACCGGTAGAAAAACCAAGTTCTTCAACCTCTTTTGACGTGTATACGCATCTAACACTATCAGGTGCGGCTTGGCTTGAAGGTTGTGCCATTATTACCACTTCCTTTCGTTGATGGTTTTGGATGGTCCGTCCGGTACCAATTCAAAATCGTTGCATAATGGCTTTTCTTCTTGTGTCCGTTTTCCAACCAACAGTCAAGTCTATCGATGTAATCTGCGGCGCTGTCTTTACCCATTCGCTCAACCAGCTTCCCGTATTCATCATCGGTTAATCTGACGTTTTGAAATTCACTGCCGAAAACTTTTTTCTCGGCGGGTTTCTTTTTGGGGTTTTCATCCCCTTGCGAAGCAGGGGGGGACACAGGGGGGGATATAATTTCATTTTCTTTAAATTCATTTAGTTTAATTTGTGGATTATCATCACCGAAAACCCCCGTTTTCGTAGCGGTAATATCGGTTTTCGGTGCGGAAACCCCTTTTTGTTTACTTACGATAGGTTTTTGGGGAATCGCTACCGTTCGCTTATCGTAAACAAATTTTATGTGTTCCATAAGCGTAGGACACCATATTGTTTTATCAATTTCCCAAAGTTCTCGGTCTATTTTTCCTATTTCAACAAGTTTGCTGATAATAGCCATTGCGATATCATCATTTACTTTCATCACCGAAATAAAATATTCCCAATCCAGCGGGTCTTTAAGGCTATAAGCGTGACCGTCTGTTTTACAAATTAGTTCTAAAAGCTTAAACCAAAAAGCATAACCATCGTTTCCCCAACGATTTTCAAGTGTAAATTTGGTTTTGCTTTCGCTAACATAGTGCGGAAAGTAGTCAACGGTTTGTTTTGTTGGTCTCGGCAATTACATCACCTCCTCGATTTTGTGTTAAGATTTAAGCGTTTGCAAAGGTATTCATCGAGTTTTATTCCATATATGTAATATTCCTCGAACAACTCTTTTTCTCTCTGATGAGCTTCCATGTGGTGATCGTGGCAGAGTGCTATTGCATTTAGACCTATGTGAACTATATCCTCACGATTTCCTCTTGTTCCTATTCGGTCAACGTGATGCACTTCGGCTCTTTTATTACAAATTGCACATTTCCTATGCTCAAGACAAAGATATAGATACTTGCCTATATCGTCCGTTTGATTGAGCAGGGTGTCCTTTGTGGGAACATCCCACTCAAAACAAAACGTAATAAGAAAGGTTATAAACTCTTTTGCTGTTGTCATATCGACATCAGAAAGGCTAAACCAATCTATATTTGATTTGCAACAGAAATCCCAAGTCATATACTGCCGCAGGTATTCCGGTTCGTGTCCACTCCAAAGGGAAATATCTCTAATAACTGCAAAGATTTTTTTGCGTTGGTCAGCAGAGATTGTCCTTCCGTCATTAAGCCGTATTTCTACGGAACCTATATGCTTTTGAACAATCTCACGCTCTAACTTTTCATCGGGAGCAAGCAATAACTGCTCTCCGTCATACCGCAATATCTTCGCTGTTGTTATCATCGCTATCCTCTTCATCCTGATGGCAGTGTAAATATACATATCTGCCGTTAGGTCCTATATTTTTATAAATAAAATCATCACATTTGGCTTTTGAAAGATGGTCTTTTAAAACCCTTTTTTCATATATAAATTCGCCGTTTTCTTTTTTTTGCTGAATTTTCTTTTGGATGATTTCATCCTCATAATTTGCCTCAATCATAAACAGGTCATAATTCCTTGCAGTAATGCCGTTAAGATTGTTTGTATCTGTGGCGTATATCATTTTACCGCCATCAGCAAAATGTATTTTCCAACCCAAATTAGGCACATTATGAACAAGAGGAACGGGGATTATATTGCATATTCCATATCCGTACATAGTGTCGAATTGAAGAATATCGATATTGCTCTTATTAACCCCGCATTTTACGAGCGGTTCGGCTAACCATCGTCCGCAAGCAAAACGGAGTGTGGGGCGTTCTCTTGCCAAAGCCTTAATTGTGGTCTTATTAAAATGATCCGAATGTATATGAGTTAAAAGAACTATTTTAAAAGCCTTATAAAAGGGTTGTAACGCTTTAAAAGGAACGCCACAATCAATTAGTATCTTATCGTTTATGACTACGGCATTACCTTTTGAACCGGAAGAAATAATGTTGTAATTGATTTCCTTACAACTCATCCAAATTCACCTGTTCTGTAACAGTAGTTGCTTCGGGCTCAATTACGGGTGGCGGTAATTTAATTTCGGGTGTGGTTACGATTTCATTACTGCCGGCAGCAAAGTCTGCCATAGAACCGTCATTGGTAAAGGCTTGCTGCATTTCGGTAGACATAATTCCCCACTTGGATATAAGCTGACGGAGCAAGGTCTTTTTTGCCATACCGTCAAAATCCTTATACCAAAAAGACGAGTATTTCCACATATCTTTGTCAGCAATTTCGCCGGCAAGGATTTTCTGATGTGCGGATGCGGAGTATGCAGGGGAATATTCATCGGCGTGGCTCATCATTTTTGATTTAGACCAATAAATAACTTTTCGGAAACCGTTAAGATATTCAAAATAAGCCATATATCCTATGACGGGTAATTTATCCCTTTCATCATCATCCTCAACGAAACAGAATTGGGGTTTACCTGTGTTTTGGTTTTTGCCCTTGTATTCTCCTTCACGTATCTCAATAACATCGAGGTCGGCGTAAGCACCGCTACGGAGAGCCAACTGAATATATCCTTTATAACCGAGAACAAACGTCGCTTTGGTGCATTCGGGCTCAATAACTTTCCCCGTTGCCTTATCAATTTTTGCTTTGCTCTTAAAAGGAACGAGATAATACTGACCTAATTGAGGGGAAGGTGAAAGATTGAGGCTTTCTCCCAAAAGCGCACCGGCAAGGATAGTACCTGCTTCACAGTCTTGCAAAGCGGGGTTAACGGCTACTGCGGATGTAATCGCAGCAATGAAGCGTTTGGCTCTATCGGGGTCGCCGAGGGTGTTATTTATAAGGTTTTGATAACCTTTGGTAGTAATTGCGACAGAAAACTTTGGTTTCTGTTGGTTTTGCGGTAAATTAGCATTGCTCATATTCGAGACCTTCTTCCTTAAGTTTTTCTAACAACTGCTTAATTGAGCGTAAATGTTCAATATTCTTGGTCTTCACCTTAAATCCAAGTTGATATACCGTAATAGTGGGTGTGTTGTCCTCTACATCCGCCTCTATTGGCGCTTCCTCAATGACAGGTGGTTCTAATACAACCGGCGCCGAAACGGTTTCCTCGATAGCCTCATCGACCTTTGCGGCAACATCTGCTTTTTGTGCAGCCTGAATGGCGGCGGCTTCTGCTCTTCTTTTTTCCTCTTCAATAGCATTCATACGATTTGTAACCAAAACGATAGCCTGCGAAACATTAAGCGATTTTTTGTATTCAACAAGAATTTCAGCTTTATATGCTTGGGTATCTATCATTTTTAAGTCGTCAACCACTCTGTCTATTGTGGTTTTGATTTTATCCATAAGGCTCTTTTTACTTGAATTGAGCGTTATGTTTAAACCCATATTGTCGAAGGTAAGGAAATCTATTCCGCAACTCTGCGAATATTCCTCAAAATATGCCCTTGCCTCAACTGCCTTTTTTTCTTTCAGACCGTTTTCAACGTCACTAATGCGTTGATCCAACTGTTCCTTTGCCGGTTTGAAAATATTGGTAACATATTTCTTGTATTCTTCCTCAAACTCATTGTAAGGTGCAAGTATAAGAGCTTTTACCTCTTTGCGTTTGTCCTCTAATCCGTTAAAAGAAGAATTAAGGTCGGCACGCATTTTCTTTATCTCCTTGTAGGTATCCTCGTTAACCTCGAGAGATAAAACATACTGCGTTCTTTCCATTATTTCATTGCTGATAGATTGCAACCTTTGCACGATAATCGGCAACTGCTCTACAACAATCAATTCTTGATTTTCCATTAAATTAACCTCTTTTCAAAAAGTTTTCATTGCTTTTTGCAATATTAAATGCTATAATATGCTTGCTTTCCAAAGGCGTGTTTGCTTCGGCAACACGCTTTTTTTGTTTTTAGACGTACATCTCAAAAACATTCGGTGGCTACGGATTTCATCAGCGATAAGAATTGCAAAATATTCCGGCTTTTTTCTTGTGCCGTCTGCATCACCTTCACGCTCAATAATCCGTTGTAGTTTTCTGCTTGCCGCAGGTATGGCTCTTATTATTTCCATTGAAGAAACAGAGCCTATACACTTTTTCACATACGCTGATAGATTTAACTGTTCCATAAAATCCTCCTATCTAACCATAGCGGGCGTTTTCTCAACCGCTACCGGCAATATTACCTCTGTTTCTTTCTCACAATCGCATTGTTCTCCGAAATCGAGGCTTGCCCCACAATTAGGGCATTCGTAATAATTTGCCAAATTCTCACATCCTTTCTTTGAGGTATGCTCGTCTGTTCCGAGCCGCCAACAGAATACCCATTTTACGCTACTTGTATCTGTATCCGTTCGCAACTTTGCATTTGCAAAGGATAAAAATTCAACGGGGTTTGGAGAGAGCAGACGGAGTCGAACCGTCATAGGAATGGTCAAGAAGTTCAGCAATATTATAAGGCGGTGAAATTTAATGAAATATTTTTAAGAGGTGATTTTTCCTGTTTTACCAATTAAACTATGCTCTCATATAGCGTCGGTCTTTCCCGACCGTCATATATTAAGTGAAATAAATATCATCAAAGAGGGGCGGCATTTCTTCTGTTGCCTCGACAACATCCTTTTGGCTCGGAATACTTATGCGGTATTTCCTTTCCTTTGGAAAAGGTTTGCCAAAAGTCTTTTGAAAACAAACCTTGCCGTACCCCACTTTAATGCATTCGGGGGTTTTTAACGGTCTATGACACCGTCTGCATTTTGCCATTGTTACACCCCCATTAACTGAATCTTGCACAAGACTCGGTCAATCCGTAGGGGCAAATTCTTTCGGCACAAATTGAGTGACTATCCAAAAAAGCCTGTGCGGTTGTTAAAGCAACGGTTGCCTCGTTTTCGGTAGCATATACAAATATACCGACTTGACATTCGGGAAAACTACAGTTTCCGAATTTATGCATTGTCATACCGTTTGTATGACCGGTTCGAGTATCTTTTCCATTTGCGCCTAAATAGGTAAGTTGTTCTTTCTTGCTACCCTTATGTTGCGGGTGCGGGTGAATTACCCAATACTTTTCACCGACAACTAAATCTGCGGTTTTCATTCTTTTTCACCTCTTTTCTTGGAGTAGATAGCCATAATTCAAATAATTTTGTAAGGTAGAAATATGCAATTAAAAAAGAGCCTATAATCAGTATCCATTCTGCTCCGTATGCGTTGTTATAGCCTCTTTCTTGGGCGGCATATGGTATTAACATATTTCCTATCATAATCGCCGGTATAAGCGATATGGCAGTTTTAATCACTGCAACAATAGTTAATAGAATAAATCTGATTAGTACTCTTTTCTGCTTGTTCATTTTCTATTGTCCTTTCAATATAAATTTCTTTGTATTGAATACCAAAATTCAGTGCTTCCTGATGTGTGTTGAAGAATATATCCACTCGTTTATCTTTTATTGAGCCACCGCAATCTTCGGCTATATATGTATGACCATCAATTATTACTTTTGTTCCATACGGGATAAGGCGAGGGTCAACCGATATTGTTCTACCCGCTTCGGGTTTTGCTCCTGTTGCGGTATTCGAAGCGTCACCGTCATTACAAATGTGCGGATAATTTTCACCGCAGTACGCTGTACACTTAAATATTCCAAGGTTTATAATTTCAGTTTTGGGTTCGTTGTTCTTGATTTCAGGAATTTGAGTCTCGACTATTGTTTGTGGTTGTGAAGGCTGCATCGCAGAAGTGGGAACGGTTGAAACTGCTTTATTTAAACAGACTGCGATTAACAGCAATAATCCTATTGCAATAGTTACTAAATCCGGTTTGGCTGTTCTTAAAAATTTTTCCATTTGAAACACTCCTTGAATTTAAGCACTTTTACTTTGTCTTAATACCTCGTCACATTCAGCTTGCGTGAACATAAATTTTTCACAAAAATATGCCTTTTGAATTTTCCCGGCAGGAGGTCGTGCGTAACAGCGGTCTTTGCCGGGCATTTTTGTTTTTGAAATTTCATTTGCCATAGCCCGTATGGTATCATAAGCTTTTGTTTTACAAACGCCCAATATTACCATTACATCATCAGCGGTGTACCACATCTTCGTTCTCCTTACTTATTTGTTTTTCCGCCCATAACTTTAACTCTTGGGCGTTTTGGGATATAGTATCCAAAGCCTTAATAACTTCGGAAAATGCCGAGCGTTCGTCTTCGGAAACAACACCGTCCTCGGTAATTTCTAAAAGGGTGTCCTTTATGTATCCTACCTTTTTGAATGCCGCCAAAACCTTGATTGTTAGGCGGTCAAGTTCTTCGACCTCTAACTGTGCAACACAGTTCTTGCCGATAGGACACTCATTAGCGCAATAAAAATTTCGGATTTCGGGCGCTTTATAAAGGTCTGCCATAAGATTAACCTTATCAACCGGAACGACCTTTGTGTTTCCGAGCTCGTAATCCGCAAGAGAAGATTCGGATATCCCGAGTAATTCCGCCGCACCTGCACGACTGTTCAATCTATCGTTGTACTTTGCGGCCTCTAATCTCGAACGACAATATATATTAGAAGCCGCTTTTGTGGGGCGTGTTCCCATTTATTTCACCTGCTTTTCACTATAAAATATAATTAGACGGCTTCCTTTTCATAAAACTTTGTCCACTCGCAACCAAGCAATTCGCCGATTATTTGTGCTTTAGGTACGCTTGGTGTTGCATCACCATTTTCGATTGCGCTTATCATTTGGCGAGTAACACCAACTTTATCAGCCAACTCCTGTTGCGACAGTTTTTTTTGCTTTCTCAATTCAATTAGCCATTCTCTCACGATTTTTTATACCTCCTAACGCAAATTAAAATTGCTTCGGTCTTATAATAGCAAATAATAATTGCGTTGTCAAGTGTTTTTGCAAATTATTTTTGCACTTTTTTAAAATTAGCAATAATTTCTTGCATTTGTAGATTACGCAAATTAAATTTGCTATAATGTTAATGAGGTGATATTATGCTCGGTGATACATTAAAAGATTTAAGGTTAAAAAATGGTGCTACGCAGGACGATATTGCGGCGCTATTAAATATTAAAAGGCAAACCTACAGTGCGTATGAACGCAATGTAAGTCTGCCTGATGTTACATCATTGGTAATACTTTCTGCATATTTTAATGTAAGTGTTAGTTATTTACTTATGGATGAAATAAAGGCCGCCCAAGGTGAGCAGCCTTTATCAACGGAACAGGAACAAATTTTAGCATCCTGCGCCACTTTGCCTACTGAAGACATTAAGAAAGTTCTTGAATATGTTGAGTTTTTAAAGTCGAAACAAAATTCTTGACCTCTTGCAGCTCATCATAAGTTAGGTCCTTAATGCTTTTCTTCAGTTCTACCAATAACTCAAATTTAGTAGATACATCCTGATTACTCATTTTATTATTCCTTTCCGGCAACGCCTATTCTCGCCAAGGAGGCGGACTTTAATTGTAGTGGTTCTGCCGCAGGAAGGGGAGTAATGTTACAAAATCACAAAATAGGTTATAACGGACTTTGGTTCGTTAAATGATATAATGATATCATAATTACATAAAAGGGGTTTAAAAGAAATGACGTGTCCAAAATGTAATAGTGAAAATGTATCGGTACAAGCCGTAACAAAAACCAAAACAAAACATAGAGGTTGCTTGGGTTGGTGCCTGTGGATTTTACTTGCGTGTTGTACAGCCGGTCTAATTTTAATTATTCCGTTGATTACTAACAGCAAAACTAAATCGAAAACACATACAGAAGCCGTTTGTCAGAACTGCGGCCACAGGTGGAAGGTATAAAAATTAACCCCGCTGCAATAGCGGGGTTTTGTTAAAGGTGGATGATTAAATGCCGGTATATAAAGATGAAGCGAGAAAGACTTGGTATTGTAGTTTTTACTATACCGATTGGACCGGTGAGAGAAAACTTAAAAAGAAACGTGGATTTAAAACACAGAGAGAGGCAAAGGAATGGGAAAAAGCTTTCTTTGATAAAGGCAAAGAAAGTTGTGATATGACCTTCAAATCTCTTTATGAATTGTATATGGCAGACCAGGAAGGACGATTAAAGCAAAGCACTCTCGCAACCAAACGTGCTATTATAGAAATTAAAATTCTTCCATATTTTAGCCGTATTCCCATTAAGGATATTACGGCCGCAAATATTCGCAGTTGGCAAAAAGAAATGATGTCGAGCGAAAAGAATTTCTCTCAAACATATTTAAAAACCATACACAATCAAATGTCGGCTATTATGAATTATGCCGTTAAGTATTACCATTTGCCGCAGAACCCTTGTCACATTGCGGGCAGCATAGGAAAGAAGCACGCAGGGGAAATGTCTATTTGGACTGCTGACGAATTCAACAAATTTATTTCAAAGGTAGATAAGCCGGCAATAAAACTTGCCTTCGAGATTATGTTTTGGGCGGGTACCCGTGTTGGAGAAACTATTGCTCTGACACCTGCGGATATTTTGCCCGAAAAAGCCATACGAATAAATAAGACTGTATATCGTGTGGATGGTGAGGACCAAGTAAACAAACCCAAGACGTCAAAGAGCGAAAGGATAATACCTATACCCGATTTTCTCTATAACGAAATTCAATCTTATATAGAATCAGTATATGGGATCACCTCTAATGACAACATTTTCTATTTCACAAAAAATACACTTAATAAAAATTTAGACTACTTTGCAAATATTGCCGGTGTGAAAAGAATTAGAGTTCACGACCTGCGGCACTCTCACGCTTCACTCTTAATCGAAATGGGACAACCTATATTATTGATTTCAGAAAGATTAGGACACGAAAACGTTAACACTACTTGGACCACATACGCACATTTGTATCCCGATAAGGGTAAACAGTTGGCGGATGAGTTACAGAAAAAATTCTCGGAATAATTGGAAATTTTGATTTTGTAATGCCAAAATAATGCCACGAAAACAAAAAAAGACCCCGAAAGCCGCATAAATAAAGGGCTTCGGGGTTTTATTATATTACTCCCACTCCGTTTTGAGTTTCTTTTCACCCGTGTTTTTGGGTGTCATCCATAGCGGATATGGTAGTTAATCTCATATATCTCACTCTGATTTTTGCGTGAAAAACT